TTACAAAAAAATAATCTGGTATTTCCTGTTCCGCCCAACACTCTTTGATATACGGATTTCTTTGATAATTGACCGCCAGAAAGCCCTTTTTTCTTCGTTACTCAGTTTGTTGTAAATAACCTCAAAATTGCAGTCCAGGACCTGTTTAAGGGGTTCTAAATTCTTGATGGGCTGTTCCATGTCTGGAAGCGCCGCAAGTTGCTCCTCATATTCTATGCGATCCTTTTTGTATTCATCTAAACTAATTACTTCATTTAGATATAAGTCTTTTAGTCGGTCTAATTTTCTGCGAAGTTTGTTCTTTTTGGCACGGTTATCAATTCTCTTTGTCTCCCCTGTCTCGAAATCTACCAGGTATCCGCTTAACTCTTCACGGACGTGTCCCAATAAGTATTCTTCAATCCGCACTTCGCGAATCTCGCCTCCGTTACTGCATTTCTTGTATGTCCGGTATTGCAGGCATTCATAGGCCGGATATTTATACCGGTAAACCTTTTCGCTGGTTCTATGGCTTGTCACCGTGATGTGACAGCCGCACATTTTATGTCCGCATTGATCGCAGACCAAAATCCCAGAAAATATGTAAGGGTACTTCTGATTGGATCTAATAGTGCTGTTGTTATCGAGAACTCGTTGTATGTCATGATACATCTCATCAGAAATCAGACGAGGACAGTAATTTTCATTGCCACGATAACGACCGGTGTATTTCTCGTTGCGCAGTATACTGTTTTTAAGGTTCTGAATACTCATGCTTATTCCGTGAGTTTCCCGCATGTAGTTTACGGTTTTGGCAAGTCCCTGTTCCCGATGGAAGTACTGAATACTGTCTAACATCGCGGGTGCCTCGTCAGAAAAAACTAAATGCTTATTTTGAATCATGTAGCCGCGAGGCACCTTTCCGGTTATAACCTCGCCATGTTCTACTTTACTACGGAAGACATCAGTAACACGAAGGCCGCCGTTCTGTGCCTCCAGCTCCGCCCAGGTCATGGATTGGGCTACGAAAGCACGTCCGTAAGGGGTAGAGGTATCAAAATAAGGCTGATCAATAGCTGTCCAGGCTACGTTGTATTTATCTAATATAACCTGAGTGTTAAGATAATGGCGCAGACTCCTAAACCATCGATCTAATTTTGTGAATATAATGAGATCGACCAGGCCAGCTTTGACATTCCCGATCAGACGGGTAAAATCATCACGGTCCAATTTCTGGCCGGAAACGCCGTCGTCGATATAGACGTCTTGAAGGATCATGTTTTGGTGATCATCAATGTATTTAGTTCCGCGTTCCTTTTGGTCACGAATAGAATCGCCGCGTTCTGCCTGTTCGTCTGAGGATACACGGATGTAGAGGGCTACGCGCTGAAGGGCGGTCTGAGGTTTTGCCATAATATCATCTCCTTGGTCTAGTGTATTAATTTGGGGTATAAAAAATACACCTCTTGTCAGGACATTCTGGAAATGATATAATTCTATTGTTGAGATAGAGTATATCTATCAGAGCGATCTGGTAAGAGAAAATCTATGTGAAAGCCGTTCGGTGTTGGTAGCACCGGGCGGTTTTTATTTAGTTAATCAAGATTAGCAATCGCATAATCAGCTTCTTCTTGTGTAAATTTCCCACCATATTCAGAGGTTAATTGATCGTGAATGGCGGCAGGAGACATGTTCATCGTTGATTGATATGTTTTTGCACTTTCTAGGGCATTTAGATTCCAATCAGCATCTAAGTTATCTACTGCGTATTGAGCTTCGTCTGAAGTGAATTTGGCACCATATTCAGAGATTAGTTGATCGTAAATAGCAGCTTTTGACATATGCATTGAATCACTATATGTTTTTGCATTAGAAAGAGCGTTGGCATTCCAATCGGCTACCAAGTTATCAATTGCATACTGAGCAGCTTCGGAGGTAAACTTCCCACCATACTCGGATGTAAGCTGATCAAAAATCCCCGACTTCGACATATGCATTGAATCACTATATGTTTTGGCACTTTTTAAGGCAGATTTATATTCAGTAGGAATATTATCCGCAGTAGTCTCTGGTGCGTTTGTGCTTTCTTGAGTAATTTCTTTTGCAGTAGTAGTTTCTGCTTTAGTGGGTGTGTTAGATGCAGTCTCAGAAGCATTGTTTCCCTTGCCTCCTAAAAAAGACCCAATTATTACAAATGCTGCAACAATAATGATGGCAGTGAGGCAACCGCTGGTGCCTTGCTTTTTTCTACACTGCGGACATATCTTAGCGTCATAAGGTATGTCAGTTTTGCAATGCTTACAAATTTTAGTTGTCGGTTTTTCTTTACTCATACTCTTTTCCTCTTTTCACAGGTTTTTATAAAAAGCCATAGGCTGTTTTAATCTCGTTTTGTCCCAGCCGCTGGCGTGCTGGGGCTTTGTATTTTATACGTAATAAGGATTCGGTTTGCCAATTAGGGCGATAATGTCTATGATCCAGCCGATTCCAAACAATCCGAAGGTTAATATATATAATATGCCCATACCAACTTTGCCTTCATAAAATTTATGGCCAAAAACAGTAAAAATGCAAAGGAACAGAGAAATCCATTTGTTTTTCGCACGTCCGTATCCAGGTGTATTGACTGCGGTCGCAGAAGCCGAAGCGCTGGAGCTGGAAGAGGCCGAATTGTTGATTATAATAGGTGTATCATTTTTTACAGATAGGTCTTCTACCTGCTTCCCGCATTTAGGACAAACTACACAATCATTGTCAATCAGTTCTCCGCAGTGCTTACAATACTTTTGTTTTTCACTCATACTCTTTTCCCCTTTTCGTGTAATTTTATTAAAAAGCCATGGGCTATTTTAAAACGAAAAATTCATACTTCTTAACTTAATACATAATTCTGTAGCCGTTCGGGAAAATATCTCTCGAGATCTTCATGATATACTTCCCACTTTGGATATTTCTCTTTGGATTTTTCCTGCTTGATAGATACTGATTTTTTTATTGGTGTTTCAGGTATATTTACGGGGAGAAACCAGTTATGGATTTCCTGATTCATTTCTTTGCATTCACTTAAATGACACATCCTATAATCTTCATATATTCGATTCGCAGCCATGCAGGAAACCGCATAGGTCCGGCAAATTCCCCTAACGCTATCTGATCGCATATGCCATATAGTTGCACGGGGAACAAGAATGTTACTGGCAAAATAGTCGGCAAGATCTTCGAATGATTTATCCGTTGAAGGAAGATCCATAATAAAGTGCCCCAATTCATGCATTAAAGAAAAACGAATTCGTTCAGATGTGTTGTTTTCATTATAAGCAACAATTTTCTTATAAGTGAAAGCATCATCCGTGCAATTCTGACAAATTTCATATAGTTCAGGGTTAATTTTTTTCAATTCAGAATAACTTAAAACTCTAAATCCATAATGTTGCAAGATCGAAACGCAGTTAATGGGGAAAGTGGTTACTTTACATTCCTTATAAATTGCCAATATGTAGCCGAGCAATTTATTAAGCCCAGCTCTGTTAAAATCGGTACAGCATAAATAATTTCTCAATCAAATCAGTCCTCAAATTTAATTTCGGACAGTAGCTGTATCAGGCGCATTTTCTGTTCAACAGACATTTTCTTTCCGTTTCTGGCGACAAGCTTCTCGACGTCGGCATAGGTGGATTGTGGAATTACTTTGGGGCCATCATTTGCCATTGCTTCGAGTTCGTCTGTACTAAGTCCTAACGCATTACAGACTTTGCAAACATTTACGTAACTGGTTTTTTCAATACCATTTTCTAGCATAGATTTAATGGTTGAATAAGCGATACCTGTAATCCGAACTAAATCAGCAACTTTCATGTTTTTTTCTTCCATAATATTCCGTAGAATTCGTGCTCTTTCCATATGATCACCTCTAGTTTGATAATACACTAATTTTTGCAATATGTAAACAATAAATTGCGGAATACTGCAAAAAGTTATTGACAATTGCGATACAATGCAATATAGTATACTTATAAATTGCGACGTATCGCAAAAAAGAAAGAGGGTGAATAAAAACTGTGAAAATTAATTGCAAGAACTTAGAAGCAGAAATGAAAAGGTATGGCATATCCAGGAAAGAAATAGCCGAAACGCTTGATTTGTCTTACAGCACAATTCATACAAGGTTTAATGGAACAACACAATGGCTTTATGAGGAATGTGTGCGAATCCAGCAAACATACTTTCCTGATTCAGAACTTAAGGATCTTTTCACGGTTGAAAACGATGCCTAAAACAAACTTATGTTCGATAAGACAAATATACCACTATCGAATATGAGTGTCAATGGAAAATGAAGGACAACGCAAGAAGTACAACCAGTCATACATACAATTTATCAGAGAGGGGTGGTGATATGAAAGATACTGTAATCGCAGTAAATAGCCTTAACGTGGAAAAGGCATTTGAAGCCCTTGCAAGAATTTTGACTGCACGAGGAGAAGCAACAGTGACTGTAAAGTCTATTAAAAAGAAAGACGAGGTACAGAAAGATGAAACCGCTTAATAGCGGTACCGATGGACAAGCAGTGGGGGTGATACAGAATGCAGAAGTACATTGACAACCTCGACGACTTCGAGGACGACAGACGATCTCGCCTGCTGGAAATAACGGAGCGGTGGCTGATGCCGGCGGTTATCTTTGTGGCCGGAGTGATTATCATTTTAGCAGTTTGCGCACGATTGGAGGCGCTGTGAGGGGAGGAGAGGCAATGAGAAAAAAAGAGATGGAACTTATTGCGGCGAGGGCTGCACGGTTGGCAGTATGTACAACAGACGATGGCATTGAGTTAGATATGACTTTTGAGGAGTATTATCAGGAGTACATGGATCAACTGCGGAACAACGATTATCAGTGTCTTCGCATGTGGATCGGGTGGCAGATCGAGGAAGGAAGCCGGGAAGCAGTTGAGATTATGAAGATGCTGATCCGGTCAGAGCTCCAGAGGGCGGTTGGCTGAGAGGAGGTGAAGGTAATGAAACAGGGCAATATAGATTCGGCAATTGAATGCCTAAAACGTGATCCATGTATGGATAATACACGCTCGGCAGTGAATTTTATGCTTGGCTGGTTTGGAAACGAAGCAGAGAATTGCGAGCGGTCGTACGTATCAGTCGATCTGAAAAAGCTGTTCCAGGCAATCGTGGATATTGAGAAAGAAGAAAAAGAAACCCAGACGGGTGGAGCCGTCCGGGAATCAAGGTAACTACTAACAATTTTACACTCCTATTATATCAGAGGGAACAGGAGATTTCAAGATGAAAGAAAGATATCACAGGCTTTGGGTATCTCTAAGAGAGCAGTTGACAGATCAGGAAAACAGCAAAGGCGGCGAAATATATTCGTCCAAGTCCGATGTGCTGCATGAGGTTCTGACATTGATGGCAAAAATGGAGGCTGCGCAATTTTTGGAGGATTGAACGATGGTAAAAGCAAAAGATTTAAAGGTTGGACAGGTTGTCCGGTTGGAATGCGGAGATGCCGGAAACTGGGGAAACTTCGAAGTTGATAAGATTACTGCCCTGGAGGATTCCGTGGAAGTGCTCTGCCATCATGGAGTAATACATATGGAGTTTTCATGGGAAACGGATAAGATGCTGGAGGTGATTGGATGAATGTTTACGAAAAACTCCAACATGTCCAGGAAGCGTTGAAAGCCCCAAAAAATCAGTACAATAAGTTTGGCGATTATCACTATCGAAACTGCGAGGACATACAGGAAGCGGCCAAACCCCTTCTGAAAGAAGTAAAGGCAGCACTGGTAGTGGGGGACGAGTTGGTACTGATCGGGGATCGATATTACATTAAAGCCACTGCACGCTTTATTGACTGCGAATCTACTGATAAGGTAGAAAATACGGCTTACGCCAGAGAATCACTGGACAAGAAAGGCATGGACGCCTCCCAGGTAACAGGCAGTACCAGCAGTTATGCGAGAAAGTACGCTCTCAATGGTCTGTTCTGTATTGATGATGTGAAAGATGCTGACAATCAGGATAATACGGATAAGAAGTCAGCGGGAGGTCAAAAACAGAATCCCAAATCTGGAAAGAAACCAGCTGCGGGTCCAGCGGCGCCTTCCGGACTGGATTCAGAAGGAGAGAAGGCCGCGGCTGAAAAAATTGATCAAGCAAAGCTGGAAGTAATCAGGAAAGAGCTTGAGCGGACCGGTCTTGAGGATAATGTGGTGCTCAAATTATTCAAAGTCAGGGAACTGGAAGAAATCACAAACGGCCAATTTATCACAGTTATGAAGAAATTCAAGGCAACACCATCAAAGGAGGCATAAGAAATGAATACGGTACAGTTAGTTGGACGGCTCACGAGAGATCCGGAAGTAAGATACACAGACAGTGGGACTTCCATTGCCAGGTTTAGCGTAGCCTGTGACCGGAGGTTTAACCGGGAAGGAGAAGACAGTGCAGATTTCATATCCTGCGTTGCCTTTGGGAAGACAGCAGAGTTCTTAGAAAAGTATTTTTATAAAGGAAAAAGGATAGGACTGAATGGAAGAATTCAGACGGGCTCCTATACGAATAAGGAAGGGCAGAAGGTTTATACAACGGATGTCATAGCAGAAAATGTAGAATTCGTAGAAAGCAAGAATTCTGGTGATGCTGATGGTAATGTCCAGAGGCCGGAGCCGACAAGTGCTATTGATGATGGCTTCATGAATATCCCGGATGGGGTGGAAGATGAAGGTCTGCCTTTTAATTAGGAGGAATTGTGGTAATACAGATAGACAGCAGAGAGAAAGAGAGGGCAATTACAAAAATTGTTACAGAGTTTGATCAGCATAATATAAAACATCCAGTCTCAAAGCTGCTTGTTGGCGATTATATGAATTATGACAATCCGAGGCGTATTGTAGACCGGAAGCAAAATCTCACAGAACTATGCAGCAATGTATGTCAGGGGCACGACCGGTTCCGCAGGGAGTTAGTCCGCGCTATGGAGAATGAGATTGAACTGGTATTTCTGATAGAACACGGAAAGGGAATCGCAAAGCTGAAAGATGTAATCTGGTGGAATAATCCAAGATCAGTGAAGCGGGTACGGGGAGTTGACGGAAGATGGAAGGACATGGAGACCAATGCCATGCAGGGAGAGGTTCTGTATAAAATCCTCTGTACAATGCAGCGGAAATATAACTGCAGGTTCCTGTTCTGCAGCAAAGAGGAGACCGGAAGACGAATTATAGAACTGCTGGGAGGTGAGCCGGTTGACGGTGGAAGAAATTAAAGCAGCATACAGCATGAGAGACATCGTGGAGCGGTACGGCTTTCACCCAACACGGGCGGGGTTCATTCCCTGTCCCTTCCATTCAGGCGACCGGCAGCCGTCATTGAAGGTGTACGATCGGGACTTCCACTGCCATGCCTGCGGCGCTAACGGAGATATATTTACTTTCGTCCAGATGATGGATGATGTTGATTTTAGGACAGCATACCAGAGTCTGGGCGGTGTGTATGAGAAAGGGAACAGAAAAGCTTCCATGATCAGGCGCCGCCAGTTCATTATCGAAAAGCAAGCCAGGGAAAAAGCAGAGCGGCAGTTCCGGGAGTGGAGGGCGACACGTTTTTTGCAGGTTTGCAGACTGCTGAGAATGCTTGATGAGATTTGCAGGAACATGGAGCCTTTTACAGACGAGTGGGAGGCTGCCATGAACATGAGACAAGACAATTGGTATAAATATTTAATTCTGGCCTTTGGAACAAGAGAAGAGCAGGAGGACATGAGGGAACTGGATGAATGATGCTGTAAAGGTCTACACAAAGGAAGAATTTAATACAGAAGAGCCGTACCAGTTCCTGTTTGAGCACCGGGATTCCGGTTTTACATATATGCAGCTATACAATGAACTGAACGCCAACGCGGAAAAGGTGGGATTTAAACGGTTCGGGACCATGGTGAAAGCCTATTTCAACCAACACGGAGACAGGAAGGGCGGAATCAACAGTGTGGTAAATAATCTTACCAACTTCCGGGATCAGCCAATAGAACTGTTTACTGGCTACTGGATTGCCGACGATGAGGGAATTGTGCGAAGAAATGACAGCCAGGGTATGGATATCGCCTGTGTTCACCCAATACTGCCAGTGCAGCGTCTCATAAACATTGACGATGGGACTGTACGGCTCAAGCTTATGTTTCGCCGGGATTACAAAGGCTGGAAAGAGGTTGTTGCCAATAAGAGTACCTTATTTAGCTCAAAAGAGATTAAGCGGCTGGCCGATAAGGACATATCAGTTTCTGACAAAAATGCATCTTATCTGGTGGAATACCTGCAGGACATAGAGGATCTGAATCATAACACTATACCCGAGTTTCAGTCTGTCAGCCATTTAGGATGGACGTCTAATGGTCTGTTCAGTCCATACATGGATAACCTGGAATTTGATGGGCTTGACAACTTCAGGAAGGTCTTTGATGCCGTTCATTCATGCGGCAGCTATAATTTATGGCTTGAGGCTACAAAAACCGTCAGAAAGACGAATTCTGTTGCCAGAATAGCACTGGCAGCGGCGTTCGCCTCGGTGGTTATCAAAGCGATTGGCAAACTCAATTTCATAGTGCATTTTTGGGGCGGAAGTGGAACTGGAAAGACAGTAGCTCAGTTCCTTGCCGCATCTGTGTGGGCGGATCCGAACGATGGGGCTGGTTTTGTACAGACATTTAATGCAAGTCTGGTCGGCCTGGAGCAACTTGCCAGCTTTGTGAATAATCTTCCGTTAATACTGGACGAATTCCAGCTTGTAAAGGATAAGAAATCGTTTGAACAGACGGTGTACATGCTGTGTGAGGGGATCGGGAAGACCAGAGGCGCGAAAACGGGAGGTCTGCAGAAGACTCCAACATGGAAGAACTGCATTATTACGTCCGGTGAATCTCCGATCACACACGCGGCCTCTGGTGGCGGCGCTGTGAACCGTATTATTGAGATCGAGTGCCGGGAAATGCTATTTGACGATGCCGTTGAATTATTGGACGTGATCCGTGCAAATTACGGACATGCCGGAAAGCTATTCATGGGTTTCATGTCGGCAGATCAATCCAAAGAGAAGGCCATTAACCTCTATAAGCGGTTTTACCGGGAGATGGGGACAGCCAGTACAGAGAAGCAGACGATGGCTGCAGCAATCATCCTAACAGCGGATGCACTGGCAACAGAATGGATTTTCTGCGATGGCCGGGGACTCACCGTGGACGATATAGAACCGTATCTTCGGACGAAAGAATCGGTTGACGTGGGAGCGCGTGGGTATGAGTATATCCATGACTTCTATGTAAGTAATTCAGCCAAATTCGAAGCTAATACAGATCCATGCTTTGGGTCTGTAGCTGGTGATGAGGTGCGGTTCATAAAAAGTGTTTTTGAGCGTGTGTGCGAAGAAGGGGGGTATAACCCGAAGGCATTACTGTCCTGGCTGGATCAGGCAGGGCGTCTTTCAAAGGGGAGGGACAGCCTATATAAATCTGCAAAGGTAAACGGAAAAGCATCTCGCTGCGCCTGTATTAATATGGCTGAGGAGATGTATAAACCGGACGAGTTTATTACCGTGGATGATGAGGAATTGCCATTTAAGTAGCGGTGTTACAAAAAACAGGTAATGGTCACAACTGCTAATATAGATTTTGTAACCTTGAAAACCTAGTGTTTATGCGGCTTTGAGGGGTGCGGTTACAAAGTTACAGATGTTACAGGTTTTTTATAAGCTTATAGAGAGGCACATATGCAGAGAAAAAATAGTGTTATAAATATGCCCTCGCACGGGAGAGAAAAAAACTTGTAACCTTGTAACCCTGTAACCTGATATAAAAATCCTAGTAAATATGCGGCTTTGAGTACACTAAAAAGGTTACAAACTAGTGTAACGGATTGTTACTAATTGAAAATATGAGGTGGATTATGGTAGCTAACGACGCGATAACAGTTGATATGGGTCAATACCGGGAACTCCTCCAGCGCCTCAAAAAGAATAAAGAAAACGTTCCCCGTGAACTTCTGCTGATAAAATATGAGAAACCTTACAACAAACTCAGGAATGATATAGCAGACATGACCAGCCAGATCCTGAAGGATATCGTCCTGTATGGCTGGCAGGTGGAACGCGAAGAGGCCAGTGATGTGTATTCGGTGATTAATAAGGTCATTGTGGAATCCGGTATCTTGCAGGAGGTCAACCAGGCAGTATATCAGGATCAGGACATGGACAAGGTGCTGAATTGTGCGGCGCGGCTGCGGATACTGGTCCATCAGAGAATGAAGGAGTGTGGATTATGAGGATAACAATAGCGCGTGGGACTCTTACCAAAGAGGAGCAGTATAAGCTGGGAGAGTTGCTTTTAAAGGCTGGGTATGTGGTAAGTGTCAGGAAGGGAAATACGAAGGAAACGAAATCCATGACGATTATTAATCCGGCAGATCAGGAATCGGAAACGGCAGAAGAGGATTTGTCTTAGTTTGGGAAATTAATATTTGGAGGATGATATGAAACCGAAAGAGGCAATAGAAGTGCTCAAGGGTATGCAAAATCCATTACAGGATTATGCAGAGATGGTTGGTGCTCCAACATGGGCTTGCGGGTGTCAGTATGTATATCCAGCCCCTGAAGATTATGCTATCGAAGCAGCGATAATCGCTTTGGAAGAAAAGGAGAACCGAAAATGGGTTTTAGTGGACGAACGGTCTCCAGATAAGCGTGGAGACTATTGGGTTACAATGCGACACTTAGATGGCAGCATAACCACAGAAAAAATGTTTTGGAGTCCTGATTGGCCCCATGAAGATGCGTGGAACGAAGTGGTTGTCGCATGGCAGCCATACTATTGCCCGGAGCCATTTGTTCCACAAAATTAGGATTTACTGAACGTAAGAAAAAAGTAAGAAAGTAAAGTTAGCGAAAAGCTGAACATCTCACATATTAAGTACGAGCTCAAAAAAAACAAAAGAGAGGTACTTGGTATGAAAGAGGATTTGAAGATAATATTTCTAAATCTTATATCAGCAGGAATTTTTGAACTAATAAAAAACTTTGTAAATTTGTAGTTACATAGAAAGGAGCCGACCTCCGGCCGGAGAAATGCTATAGCGGGTTCTTTAAAAATGAAAAATTTGATTATAGACTGCTTTGCCGGCGGAGGCGGGGCAAGTGTAGGTATAGAAATGGCACTGGGGCGGCCGGTTGATATAGCTATCAATCATGATCCGCAGGCGATCCGGATGCACAAAGTCAATCATCCGGATACGCTGCATCTGACCGAGGATATATTTAAGGTCGATCTTAAAAAGTATGTTGCTGGCCGCCATGTAGCATTTATGTGGGCCTCTCCAGATTGCACCAGTCACAGTAAGGCAAAAGGAGGACAGCCGCGTAACAAGGGGCTTAGAATCCAGCCGTGGGCGGTGTACAAGCACGCTAAAGCAATTCTTCCTGATGTTATCTTAATGGAAAATGTCGAGGAGATACAACAATGGGGACCGCTGGACGAGGCAGGGCACCCAATAAAAGAAAGGGCTGGGGAGGATTACAAACGATTCATAGCGGCCATGAAGAAGCTGGGATATGATTTTGACAGCCGGGAACTGGTAGCGGCGGATTACGGAGCGCCGACAACGCGGAAGCGCTGGTATGCAATCTTCAGGAGAGACGGGAAGCCGATTACATGGCCGGAGCCAACACACAGCAAGAGCGGTGCAGATGGCCGGCGGAAGTGGCTGGAATGCGGAGATTATATTGATTGGTCAGACTTGGGGAGGTCCATATTTGATCGCCCGAAGCCACTGGCGGAGGCCACCATGAAAAGGATCGCAAACGGATATGTAAAGTACGTCGTAAATAATCCTCAGCCTTATGTAGTACATTATCAAAGTGCCGTCGCTTTTATGATCCAATACCACAGTGAGACGCGGGAAGGTGATTCGCGCGGACAACTCCTGACGGAACCAATAAAGACAATTGATACCAGTAACCGGTATGGTCTGGTTACGGCATTCGTCACAAAGTTTTATAAAACTGGGACCGGGCAGGGCTGCGAAGAGCCATTGCACACAATTACCACATCACAGGGGCATTTCGGGCTTATAGCTGCATTCCTGATTAAGTATTATGGCACGGGTTGCGGACAAGAAGCGGGAAAACCGCTTGGGACCATTACAACAAAGGATCGGTTCGGCCTCGTAAACGTGGTAACTGACATTGATGGAGAACAGTATATCTTGAAAGATATTTTCCTCCGTATGCTGAAACCAGAGGAGCTTAAGAGAATGCAGGGGTTCCCGGAAGATTATATTCTTAACCGTGACATAGAGGGTAAGCTGTATCCCGTCGGGGAGCAGGTGGCGCGGATCGGAAATAGTGTAGTGCCGATAATGGCGCAGGCATTGGTATCTGCAAATTGTCCGTATCTCAAAGTCGGCGAGAGAATGCCGAATATGAGTATAGACGATAGCCGGGAACAACTGCGGTTTGCTTAACAAAACGATCATTTAGCGAAAGAGAGGAACGAAATGTATATATACATAAAGGCATTACCGGGGAAAGAAGTCTTTGCAATCTGGGGAAACGAGTACTACAAAACAAAAGTACAGTCGGTGGAAGTTTTGGACGATGGATCGGTTTGCTATTTGCTTTATGACCTCGACTCAGAATCATGTGCTAGTGGTTATTCGGACGACGAATTTTATTTGACAGAGGCGGAAGCAAAAAGTGCGATCATTTAAATAATAAAAGGAGTTGATCAAATGTTAAAACAGATGGACGAGATGGTATCCAGCCTGGCAGATGCACGGCGTAGGACCAGGCGGATCATGAGGTACTGGGGCCGGACTATGAAAATGGTCATTGTAGCAATTACGATGCCGATCTGGGTGATTCCGTATTCGATATACAGAAGGAGACGCCATGGATAGAAAAGAAGAACATGCAATGGCTCTTCAGTCGGCACAGGCCAGAGCGGCAAAGCAGGAATACATACTGAAAGGCCCCAGGTCAGAGACGCATAGTGCAACGATGCCGGCCTACTGTTATACCGCAATGTGTCCGGATCCGGAGCTGCGGGAGCCGATCTGGAGGAGGCACAGACGTCAACCGAGTATCAGGGCCGCGAAGGTAGAAAGGATCTGCCTGATCTGCCGGAAGCGATGGCCGGCGGAATGCGGCCGTAAGAATTGTGACTGTGAGAGGCAGGGGCATTTGTATGCGATTGGAGGTTATAATCATCCACGGATAGGAGGTGGAGCCGTTGGACAAGGTGGTGCTGGAACAGTACAGCAGTCTAAAGATGGAATATCAGGATCTGCGTGACGAGATCGCAAAGCTGGAAAAGCAGATCAAGAAGATGGAGACGAGCCGATGCCAGGTGTCAGATTCCGTCAAGGGAACACGGACTGACGGAACATATGGCAGTATCCGGATTACCGGTTTTCCTGTTCCGGACTATTACCGGCGTAAGAAACTGCTGGAGGATCGCAAGAAGAAGTTAGATGAGTTTGAGTTGCAACTCCTCGAGCTGACCAACGAGGTTGACGATTACATAAATAGTCTGGCTGACTCCAGAATGCGGCGCATGATTAGGTATAAATTTTTCGATGAGCTGTCATGGGTTCAGGTGGCACATCGTATGGGAGGAAGGTATACAGCAGATGGTTGCAGAATGGCAGTTGAAAGATTTCTTCAGGAAAAATAAGTTTGTTCGTTTTGTTCGCTTCGAATGTGGTAGACTTTAAACTGGAAGATCTGAAAAACGGATTTCCTCCCCCAATTGACGGCCGCCAGTTATTACCGGCGGCTGTGCTTGTATCCATGGATACGTCGGGCAATGCGTGTTGATAAGGTTGATACCAGACTGTCGGCTCAGTCAAAAGGTGCCCGTTTAATAGTTCGTTGAGCTTTATGCCCCACGGAAAAGGGATTAAAACCCATTACACTCAGGAGTGAAGCCTAGTGTTCCAATTGATGAATGGTAACAGAGCGATATAACAAAAAAATCATAAATTTTCGCATACCGCTCTGCCATAATAAAATGCGCGCAGTGTTACCCAAACACCTAAATTTTTATGAAGAGGTAATGTTTGAATGTGTTGCTTAGTTCATTTTATTAGTCACTATCTAGGCTTATACTCATCGACAGGAATTAGAAATTTGTAAACACCTCCAGTAGGGTGCGGCTTTCCTTTCCGTGTCTTTGAATACACAATAACCATATCTTTGCCATCAATAGTAACGATTTCGTTTGCAGTAGTATTGTTCATGTTTGTCTCCTTGTATATGAAATATTATTAAAGTTGTTACATCGGTTGCAACCTATGTAAAAATTGGAGAAACATAAACATTTAATGATACTAAGCATCTTAAATATTATACTGATATTTTTTCAAAAAGACAAGTATTTGAAATAATTAAGGAGCCACCTACCAGTGCTCTTTTCTTTTGGCTGAAACTGAAGAGTAGGAGAGATGGCAGATAGCTGTCTCTTTTTCTTTTAACCCAAAATAGTAGACGGGATTTGAAGGCGTGTCCAGAAAGGAAGTGAGCCTGAATGACTCAGAAACAGAAACGATTTATTGAGGAGTACCTGATTGATTTAAATGCCACTCAGGCCGCTATCCGAGCTGGGTATAGTCCAGATACAGCGAAAGCAATCGGGAGTGAGAACTTGACGAAACCTGACATTCGCGCACAAATAGACCGCGCTATGGCCGAACGTTCCAAGCGGACCGGCGTTAATGCAGAGCGAGTGGTTCAGGAACTGGCGAAGATTGCCTTCGTGAACGCTGCAGAGGTGATCGACCCAAAGACCGCAACGGTTAAGGAGGATGCTCTTCCGGAGGATACAGCGGCGATCCAGTCGGTGAAGGTTAAGACCTTCGGTGAGGACGGCCTGGAGCGTGAGATTAAAATGGCCGATAAGCTTAAAGCCTTGGAGCTCTTGGGGAAGCACCTGGGAATGTTCAAGGATAGGATTGAATTATCCGGCGGCCTCGATACCGAAAAGAGCAAGCTGGACGACCTGATCGGACAGATGAGAGGTGATGGATAGTGAGTGCGGAGAGACTGCTGCTGTCAGAAAAGTATAAGGCTTTTCTAAAGTGTGATGCGCCGGTGGAGTTTCTGGAAGGGACAACCTACGCAGGCAAGACAACGGTGGGTCTGTTCAAGTTCATGCTCAAGGTCGCCCAGTCCCCCAAGAAACTGCACATCATCGCGGCCAAAGACACCGGCACCGCCGAGAAGAACATCATCAACAAGGATCTGGGAATTATAGACGATTTCGGGATCCTGGCCGAGTACAAGGGCAACGGATCCAAAGACGATAAGATCCCGCATATCCTCTTCCATACGTCCAGTGGGGACAAGGTCATTTACGTGATGGGCTATGGCGACAAAACAAAGTGGCAGAAGGCCCTCGGCGGCCAGTACGGCTGTCTGTACATCGATGAGATCAACACGGCAGATATCGAGTTTATCCGCGAGGCGTCCATGCGTTGTGATTACATGATGGCGACGCTTAACCCCGATGATCCGGGGCTGGACGTCTACAAGGAGTATATCAACTGCTCCCGGCCGCTGCCCGAATGGGAGGAAGAGACTCCGCAGGAAATTAGAGAGGAATTGAGAGAGGAACCGAAACCCGGCTGGGTGCATTGGTTCTTTTCTTTTGCTCACAACTTAGGTCTGAGTAAGGAGAAACTGGATCAGATCATGACTAACACGCCGAAGGGGACGAAGATCTGGAAGAATAAGATTCAGGGCCTGCGGGGCAGGGCAACCGGGCTGATCTTCCCGAACTTTGACCGGAAGAAGCATGTGGTCACGGCTGCCTGGGTGAAGGCACAGGTCGCAGCTGGTAAGATTAAATTTAAGAAGTTTTCGGCCGGCCTGGATACGTCCTACTCCAGCAAGTCACCTGATACGATTGCTATGATTTTCCAGGGGATTACCATGGACCGGCGCCTGATCGTGCTGGACGAGAAGGTATACAGTAATGCGGATCTATCGCAGCCGCTGGCGCCATCGGATACAGTGGGAAAGTTTCTGGATTTCCTGGAGCACAACCGGAAGGAATGGGGGCTCGCCAGAGACGTATTTATTGATTGTGCGGATCAGGCAACAATCATGGAGCTTAAGAAGTGGAAGCGCCTTCATGGCAGCTTGTACACATTTAACGACAGCTACAAGAAAGTGGAGATCCTGGACCGTATCAAGTTTATGCTGGGCTGGATCCAGCAGGGCTGTTATTTGGTTGTGGATACATGCAGGGAGCATCTGGGCGAGTTAGACCGGTACAGCTGGCAGGAAGATAAAGATCTGCCGGAGGATCGTAACGACCATACGATTAATGCGTCACAGTACGGCTGGATCCCATACAGGGGGCTTATAGGATTTGAGGAGGCACAGAAATGAGGTGGTTATCAACATTGAATGAAAATATTAAACGGGGAATCCGCAGCTGGCTTGATGTCCAGCCGGCCATGGGGCAGAGTATACAGATCCACGAGACGATGGACTTTGAACTTAACGCGATTCGGAACCGCATCTGGTACCGTGGGGACAGCAACGAACTGGAACAGATGTACCAGAGCGTCAACGAATATGCAGATAAATATAAGTTCTGGGCGTCAAAATGTACTCCGGGCATGGAGATGCGGAAGATTCACACAGGTCTGCCCGGCCTGATCGTGCGGATACTCTCGGGGATCGTGCTGGCCGATATGAATGATTTTGAATTTGATAGTCCTGCACAGGAGCAGCTCTGGAAGGAGATCGAGAAGGAGAATAAATTCCGCAAGGCCCTGGAGCGGTCGGTTAAAGAGGTGTTATATATCGGTGACGGTGCGTACAAGGTGACAATCGCTACAAACCTAAGTCAGTATCCGATCCTGGAATGGTATCCGGGGGAGCGGATCGAGATCATACAGGAGCGTGGCCGGCTAAAGGAGGTCGTGTTCAAAACACCATATATGGACCATCGCCAGCAGTATGTCCTCTACGAGCATTATGGTTACGGATACATCCAGAATGAACTCTATAAGGGAGATCGGGAGATTGACATAAAGACCATCGAAGCCACGCAGAATATATCCGACTGGAAATTTGATGAGACGGTGATCCTGGCAGTGCCGCTCAAGATCTACGAAAGTACAAAGTGGGAAGGCCGCGGCGGCTCCATTTTTGACGGTAAGCTGGACAGCTTTGACGCATTTGATGAGGCATGGAGCCAGTGGATGGACGCACTCCGGGCAGGAAGGGCCAGAACATATATTCCTGAATCCTATATTCCGAGAAATCCGGAAACAGGGGAACTGCTGAAGGCGAGTGCATTCGATAACCGGTTTATTGCAGGTGACGATAACATGGGTGAAGGTGGAAAGAACCAGATTCTAACGGAGCAGCCAGATATCCCGCATGAGAGTTATCTTGCCAGCTATGTGACGGCCTTAGATCTCTGCCTACAAGGGATCATATCACCGTCAACACTGGGAATCGACGTCAAGAAGCTGGACAATGCCGAGGCGCAGCGTGAGAAGGAGAAAGCCACACTGTATACACGTAATGCTATCGTGGAGGCTCTGCAGGAGGAGCTGCCGGAAGTGATATCGGCCTGCGTCAATGCTTATCATGTTCTAACGGGGCGGCCGATTGAAGAGGTGAAGGTCGAGATCCCGTTTGGCGAGTATGCGAATCCATCATTCGAGAGTCAGGTTGAGACCCTGGCTAAGGCCCGCCCTGGTGCCAGTATTATGAGCATCGAGGCACAGGTGGAGGAAATGTGGGGAGACAGCAGGGAGGAGACATGGAAGGCAGAGGAGATAAAGCGCCTGAAGGCCGAGCAGGGACTCACAGAAGAAGAGGAGCCCGGTATTAATATGGCGGCCGGCGGCTTCCGCGTAAATGTGAAGGAGGGGGTCGGTAATGAAGGTCAAAGTAATGAACCGCCTGTACCAGATGAGCCGGAAAGAGTACCAGGGGCTGCTGCAAACGGCCAGTGAGCAGGTTCCATTTGGGATATATGCTATCGAGAAAAAAGAGTATGCAGAGCTGCGCTGTGATAAGTGCACGAGCGTCACTCAGCTTAAGAACCTGACGCGGCAGTTTAAATCTCAGGGATTCAAGGTACATTCAAACGGGAGGTGATGTCTTTGGCTGATTATGATATCGGCGCCGCCTTCCAGGCCATTGAAGACGAACTGATCGCGTCCATGATCCGTAATATGGACCGCCACCGGGCCTGGGAAGACGACGAGGGAATCCAGTGGAGTATGTGGCAGGCAGAGCAGCTGAAAGCACTGGAAAAGTATAAGCTGGCGACTCAGAAAAAATACAGCCAGCAGTTCAAGAACATCAACGGCCAGATTGGGGAGGTTCTTTACAAAGCCCGCCGTGACGGGAATATGCAGCAGGAGATCCAGATCCTGAACGCCATAAAGAACGGATTTACTGGTGCCAGTAAGGTCACCCAGGGAACAGCTGCGGAGTTCTTCCGGCTGAATGATCGGAAGCTGGAAGCCCTGACCGAAGCCACCACGAACGATATGGAACGGGCAGAGACAGCAATCCTGCGCAAGGCTAACGATGAGTACCGGAAGGCAATATATAACGCCCAGGTCTATGCCAATACCGGAGCCGGAACCTACGAGAAGGCCGTGGACATGGCTACAAAGGATATGCTGTCCCGCGGGCTTGCATGTGTAGAGTATGCAAACGGAGCCCGCCATACTTTGGCTGATTACGCCGACATGGCAATCAGGACGGCCAGCAAGCGGGCGTATCTGCAAGGAGAGGGGGAGAAACGGCAGGAATGGGGAATTACCACTGTTATTATGGTAAAGCGTGGGAATCCTTGCCCGAAGTGTCTGCCGTTTGTTGGCAAGGTCCTGATTGACGATGTATGGAGCGGCGGGAAGAAGTCCGATGGGCCGTATCCGTTGATGAGCAAGGCCATAGCCGCTGGTCTGTACCATCCGCGATGCAAGGACAGTCATACGACCTATTTCTCTGGGATATCCACAGCAGATGATTCGTGGAGCAAAGAGGAGTTGGAGGCAGTAGGTCAGGCGAATAAGCAGGGAGTGGAACGGCAGTATGCAGAGCGGCAGGCAGAGAAGTACGAGCGCCTGGCCAAGTATTCGTTGGATGAGGACAATAAAAAGCAGTACAAGCTGAAAAAACGGGAGTGGGATAGGAAATATGAAGGCGATATGTTTGAAAGGATTAAAAGTATATTTACCAAATCAGATCCCGAATTGATATCCATAAAGGAGAGTCTTGAGGAAGGGATTCAGGGAAACCCTAATGAAGGCGTGAAGAGCGCCCTTTCAAAGTCGTTAAGTAGGGTGGGGTTGAAGCGATGGGATAAACCGAACTCGCGGTACGATGAAGTGAAAAAGATGGTCATGGTCGGGTATTCGGCTGATGCCAGTACCATTGCACATGAGTTGTTCCACGAGATGGACGAGAAATTAAGGATATCAGAGGGACGAAAACTTCTTGATGCACTGGAGCACGACTCTGAATTACTAAGAAAACGGGCGGTGCCGTATGGAAATGATATCAAGAATATGATACAATCGCTTTATCCTGATGAATTTGAAATCACAGAACTGGGAAATAAGGTAATAAAAGAGGAGCACCGGGGACTATCGGATATCCTCCATGGTTTATCATATGGTGAGATTGATATGGGCTACGGTCATCGAAAACCGGGATACTGGGACAAGCCGCTGAATGTAGAACGGGAAGCGTGGGCACAGATTGGAAGGGGCCTGTATCAGTATAATCAAAAGGATCTGGAAATGTTAAAGGACCTATTGCCGGATACATACGAAAAGGTGTTAAATATATTGAAGGAGGTAGATATGTAATGTATTATGGCCACAAGAGTGAAGAGCTGTTAAGGCTCAGAGAGGGGTATCGGGATCTGTTTGGATATGATCCGAATGGAGAGATCGAGATAGAAATCTCGGATCATGATGAGTATGTGAGTCTTCTGAGAAAGTGCTTAACGGAAAAAAAGGATATGTTTGATATATTGAATATTTAATACCACCAGTCAGTAAATGGCCGGTGGTATTTTTATGCCCAAACACGAGTATGGCTTAAAAATCTGCGTGACCGGCGATACCGATGACAATGAATGGCAACAAGGGTGACACCCTCAAAATGGAAAGGAGCAATAAAATCATGAGAAAGATGAATTTACAGTTTTTTGCAGACCCCGCAGGAAGCGCCGCTGGAACTGAACCGACAGCAGGAGCACAGGGACAGCAGGCACCACCAGCTGCAGGAGGACAACAGGCCGTTCCTCCAGCGGTTGATTACGGAAAGATCCAGCAGATGCTTGATGGGACTCTGGCAGCTAAGGAAGACACGGCCCTGAAAGCCTATTTCAAACAGCAGGGCCTGTCGGAGGAGGAGATGAAGCAGGCTATCGTTACATTCAAACAGCAGAAAGCAGCCAGTCAGCCGGATGTCAACGCTCTCCAGACACAGGCAGCACAGGCTCAGGCAATGGCTCAGCAGGCGATGCTGGAAAAAGAGGCAACACTGACAGCAATCAGCCTCGGCCTTGATGCAAAGACAATCCCGTATGTTCTCAAGATGGCCGACTTAAGCCAGGTCTCAGGACAGGACGGGAAGGTCAATGATGAATCGCTGAAAAATGCGATCAATAAGGTACTGGAAGACGTACCGGCATTGAAACCGCAGCCAGCCGGAACTACTGGCTTTATCCAGGTGGGGGCTTCCGGCGGATCCGGTCAGCAGACAAACAGTGACGATGCCTTAAAGAAGGCATTCGGACTTTAAAGAAAGAGAGGAATTAACACATGGCAGTATATGATTATGCAACAACCTTTACGCAGCTTCTCCAGCAGAAGTATGCGAAAGAACTGTGCTCTGATGCACTGACGCAGAGCAACCAGAGCGTGAAGTTTATTAACGCCCAGACCATTAAACTCCCGAGAATGACGGTATCCGGTTACAAGGACCATACCAGGACGCCGGGATTCAACTCCGGTACCCTCAGCAATGACTGGGAGGCAAAGAAACTGGAGCACGACAGAGACGTGGAGTTCTGGATTGATCCCATGGACATTAAAGAAACAAAAAGCACCGTAAACCATTGATTTTACAAGGTAAACGGTGCTTTTTAAAATGTCGTGGTACTATTTTGGTACTATTTCTTCCAATTTGTTTATAAGTTCAATTTGTTTATTGGGATATAAATGGCTGTAGGTATTTAATGTGGTTTTGATGTCCTCATGTCCCAGGCGCTCTGCTATCAACAAAGGATTAAAACCCAACTCCACCAATAAAGCTACATGCGAATGCCTGAGATCGTGTACACGGATTTCTTTGACTCCCGCACGTTTAGCGTATTGCTTGAGGTTATAAAGAATACTGGCGCGCAGAGTTGGGAAAACAGGCTCATCAAGGTCTGGATCATACACATGTTTATAATATTCCTTCAGCTCTTCCACAAGAAAGCTGGGAATAAGAATATCTCTTTTACTCTTTGGTGTCTTAGGAGCGGTGATAATGTTTTCCGTTCCGATTCTTTTTAATGTCTTTGTGATGTGGATAATTCCACCTTCCAAATCAATATTCCGGTAGGTGAGTGCGAGTAACTCTCCAACACGCATACCAGTGTAATAAAGCGTTTCAAAGATAGGCCGGTAAAGCGGATGCTCAACAGCAGCTATAAAGCGTTGATACTCGCCCAGTGTCCAGAATTTCATAACACCGGATTTTGATTTACCTATGCTACCCGCTACTGTGCAGGGATTAATTTGTAGGCCATGATACCGCACAGCATAGTTGAAAAGACTGGAAAGGGTATGGTGCAGGACATTCAAATAAGTCTGACTCAATGGTTGTCCTGTTTGAGAAGTCTTTTTCATCAACTCAGTTTGCCATTTACGGATATGTGCGGGCGTAATTGCATTTACAGGTTGCTTTCCGAAGTAAGGGAGAATATGCACCTGTATACGGTTTTCTTTAGCGTAGATGGTAGAAGGTTTCATACGTTCCCGGGTGTCTTCCATGTAAATTTCCACCAGAGATTCCATGGTCATGTCAGGCTGGCCCTGCTGCCGTTCAAGAAAAGAGCGTTCCCACTCCTTTGCATCTCGCTGGAGCTTGAAGCCACGTTTCTTTTTCTGGCGGCGTGTTCCGGTGTAGTCTTGGTAATAGAATTTGCAGAACCATGTTTTTGTTGTTTCATCATAATATGCTGGCATAATTCTTCTTCCTTTCATTCTGGCCGGGGGCGGCATAGGAATGAGGGGAAGATATCACAATAAGGCTAGTTAAAAGGTAGGGTATCGTCTGGTATATCGTCGGAGGTTTCAGGAATTAAGGTAAGGTCTTCATATTGCTTTAATCTGTCTGATAACCATAACTCATAGAGATGCTTGTCTATAGTTCCTGCTGTGTACAAATTATACATTTGTTCCCAGTCCTCAAAGAAGCGCACGAGTGTTTTGTCTGAATTTCTTAATATGGCAAAATCAATTCCAGTTCTACCTAGGTCTGAAATGTCACTATTATCTTTATAAATTACTTCCCATTGTCCGAAAAAGGAATCTGTATTACATAATTTTATGATAAGCCGTAACATGTCGGCATAAGTATTAATTTCTTCATTATAACGTTCCATATCTGTTAATCCACAGAGCCAGTCAATAGAGACATGACATTTTTCGGCTATATCTTTAACAATGTCAAGTGATGGCTTTTTTTGATTATTTTCATATGCTGAAAGCGTAGCCTGAGTAAAACCTACTTTGTCAGCAAATTCCTTTTGTGTCAGTCCAAGTTTTGTTCTTAACAACTTTAGGCGTTGTGCCAGTATCTCAAAATCTCCCATATACAATTACCGTCCTTTTTTGTGTGATAACTATATTATATTACATACGTTATCATATTTCAAAATAAAAGTCAAAACATTGCTAAAATAGATTCAGAATAAATATATGTTGACACATATATACAAACGAAATATAATATAGCCATAGCCAATTAGAAAGAGAGGTGAAAGAATGAGACTCAACAGAACCAAAGTAAGCCTGTTGATGGCAAAGCAGCTCATTAGTCAGGCGTCACTGGCTATGAAGGCCGGAATTTCCCGTCAAACAATGTCAGCGGTGATGAATGGCAGGAACTGCCGCCCGGAGCTACTGGGCAAGATCAGCAAGGCCCTGGGAGTAGAACCCGAAGAAATTATCGAGTAACCATTAAAAAAATGCCGGGGGCGGCATAGGAATGGGCGAGAAGGCCCAACACATCACCTCAATTCTGAGAGTATATTCCCAATCGGGAGCAAAGCGGCCGTTCTGGTCAGAGCAGAAAACTTGTGACATCACAAGAACGTTGTAATATCACAACCGTTGCGAGATCGCAACAGAAAAGGAGTGTGCGGCATGACAGAAAAGGAAGTCGGCAGATATTTAGAGCTGATAGACCGCCGCCTGTATATCCTGAATCATTCAGGGATAGACTGGCAGCCAGAGTACGGCCCGGAGCTGGACAGTATTAACCGGAAACTTACGGAGCTGCGGGAAGCTGTTGAAGCAGAACACGCGAGAAGAAAGGAGAGGAAGGCTTGAGTAAATTATTATTGACGGCTGCTGAGGTGGCCGAGATCATGGATTGCTCCGAGAGACATGGGTACAAGATCATTCAGGAGCTTAACACGGAGTTGAAGGAGAAAGGATACATAATCAGGACCGGGAGGATTCCGAGGAAGTACTTCTTTGAGCGGACGGGCCTCACGGAGCAGGAAGAAGGTGCCTGATGGATTTATCACAGCGCAGGCATATTACCGATCAGGAGCTTGCGGAGCCGCTGCAGGGCATGGATCAGGCAGAGCAGTCAGGCGTATTTGATGGTCTGTTTTGCAGAGAATTGTCAGAAGTCGCGGCGTCGGTCAGCAAGGAGCAGCTCCTCCAGAGCATTGGGCCGGGAATGAATCTGACAAGGGGATTCTTCCGGAAGATTTACGGGTATGAAATATCATATCCGGGATTTAAGGAAACTGCCATCCGAGCACTGGAAGAGGCCGGTTGCATGAAGGCCAGGGCCTACTATAATGAGATCATCGGCGAGTACCAGCGGCAGCAGGACGAGGCGATCAGGCCGGTGGCGGCGGAGTATTTGAAGGAATGTAATAGGAAATGGGAACAGAAGGAAGGTGAAGGAGAACGGAAGCGACAGAAAAACAGCTCACGACAGGAGAGATGGAAGGACTTTGGGGAGCTGCTGAACTTTCAGTAGATCAGAAGGGGAAGATAAAACAGAGTATAGGTAACTGCATAAAGGCATTATTTTATGATGAGCGTACCAAAGGAATGTTCAAGTATAATTTGATGGTAGATAGGGTTGAAATTCATGGATCGTGGTGGAATCGTAGTACGGAAAGCCTTTCTGATAATGATATTAACAACATCCGGCTGTTCCTCGAACAAAATTATGGCTTAACCCATGAAAAGAATATTCCCAGGGCGATTGATATTATAGCCCACCAGAATGTATATCACCCGATCAGGGACTATTTAACCGGTCTTGAATGGGATGGGGTTGAGCGAATCGGAAATCTGTTTCCAAAGTATTTAGGGGCGGAGCGTTGTGAGTATACGACTATAGCGACTAAAGTGTTCATGATGGGAGCCATTGCGCGGGTGTTTAAGCCTGGCATTAAGTACGATACAATGGTATGTGTTGTTGACGATCAACAGGGCGGTGGCAAATCTACAATGGCGCGGTTTATGGCTATTAAGGATGAATGGTTTACAGACGATATAAAGAACCTCGATGATGAGAATATATACCGCAAGCTACAAGGCCACTGGATCATAGAATTTTCCGAGATGCTGGCAACAAGCAATACCAAAACTGTGGAAGCAATTAAGGCGTTTTTAAGTAAGCTGAAAGATACATATAAGATTCCGTATGAACGTTATGCGCAGGATATTCCCAGACAATGTGTATTTTTGGGAACAACGAACAATCTTAACTTTCTTCCCAATGACAAGACAGGTAACAGACGTTTTATACCTATTCTCGCAGATCGGAAACAGGCAGAGGCGCACCCGCTGGATAATGAGCAGGAGACCAGAGAATATGTAATAAAGGCATGGGCGGAGGCCATGGCAATTTATAAGAGTGGTGAATATTCCCTTGTCTTTCCAAAGAATATGGAAAAGCAACTTGACGAGCTGAGAGAAGATTTTACGCCGGAAGATCCTAAGGTGGGTATCATTCAGTTATGGTTAGATACCTGTAGATATGATTCTGTGTGTTCTATCCTGCTTTACAAGGAAGCGCTAGGGAATGAGAACCAGGAGCCGAAGCCATGGGATCTGAGAGAGATTAACGATATTATGAATCACAATATTGTTGGTTGGGAGAAGCACCCGACAAAAGATCAGCAAGTGCGATTTCTAAAATACGGTAAACAAAGAGCATGGGACAGAAGTGTCCACGACAAAGCGTCCCCCAACGGATTTATGCCTGTGGACAGTGAAACCGAACAAATGCAATTGCCATTTAATTAGACTTTGTGGACAGGCTTGTGGACGGTTTTGTGGACAGGTTCGTGGACGCGAAAACCCTTGTATAACCTATACTATTTACCATTTGTCCCCCGTGTCCCCTTAAAAATAAGATAAAACAAAAGTAATGAAATAAGGTAGATATTATATATAAGATAGGTCTTTTGGTGGATTTATTGTGGACGCTGTGGACAAGCAAAAAAGAAAGGAAAGTGAATAACATGACACCAACTCAAAATTACGTTGTAAGTCAACCTAATCCGGACCCGCTAGAGCGGATCGCCGACGCCTTAGAGTCGATCAGCCGCTCCTTAGAGAGCATCGACCAGACTCTCGAAGACGCGACAGAAATTCTTATGGATTGCCGGGTACAGAACCCGTACGGCAGCGCCATCGCTGTGACAGGGACGATTCAGCAGATATAAAAATCAGCCCCATAGGAAGCACCACCTTCCTACAGGGCCAGAGCAGCCGGAAGCCGCGAAATCAAAGAAGAATTTCACTTTGATGATAGCATAATCCGGCCAGAAAATCAAAGGAGGATTTAATAAAATGACATATCCATTAAATGAAGAAGCTTTTTCACAGGCATGGTTGAACGCTCTTGGAAAATGCGACGAGGGAGATCGGGAGCTTGCCGAGGCGCTGGCCCGTGTGATTAATCAGGCTTATTATGCTGGCCTGGAAGATGGGAAGGAGGCAGCTACATGCAAAGAATGATTCTTGTACCAGTTGATCAATACGACCGCATGTTAGAGAGCTATGATAGGGCTATGGAGGAGCTGAGCGATCTCAGGGAGCAGCTGCAGGCATTGAAGGAGAGTGATTCTTCTGTCAGTGAAGATTAAAGTATCTTATGAACGCCCGGACGAACTGAAGCGGCTTCTGGACAAGCTCCAGCCTGATGTGAAGCACTGGAAGGTATCCGGGAACCGGGAGGGCAGATTCAGGAAAGCGTACATAGAGTTGAAAGAGCACCCGGCATAAGCTGGGTGTTTTTTTAATTAATTCTATAAAACTATTGACATACGGTGTACCGTATGATATAATATATACATAAGGAGGTGAGATACAGATGAGAGGAGAAAGCAGAAAGAAAAAGCCCGATAGTAAATTCAAGACTTGGCTGGTCGGAATGCTAACGGACTTAATCGTAGGAATCATCTTACTGCTATTATCAAAGCTACTACAGTAGCGGAGAGGGGCGAAAGCCCTTCTCCTACACTTATTATATCACACTCATCTGTATAAAATCAATATGTCAGAAGCATTAAGGTTTTTAGGGATTTTTTTTATTGCGATCGCTGCAGGTAAATTAGGTTTGGCACTATATTGTTATTGGAGGGATAACCGTGGAAGAAAAGAAGATTAGACCTCAGGACAAATGGAATGCGAAAGCAGGGTATATCAGTAAGTCCTATAAGCTAAAAAGAGAAGTGGTTGAGCAGTTCGCAGAAGCGTGCGAAAAGGCAGGCGTGAGTCAGGCGGCACAGCTCACGAAGATGATGAACGAGTTTATAGAGAATCAGAAAAAGTTGTGATGTCACAACTGCCAGGAACTGAAATAGTTTCGACCGTCGAAACTTTTAAGGGTCGGTTTCTGCATGATTGCGGAGGGATGTCCACTGTTTTATGCTTTGAAAAGATCGTATAAAAATGGGGTACAACCTGACAAAACCTGAAATAAAGATTGCATACCCCCGCCCAATCTGATAAAATAGTTTTAGGCAAACAGAATATTGAAAGTACCCCAGGGCTTGCTCTTTTCTCCCTTGGAAGCTGAAATACACGGCGTGGGAATAGCGATTCATCATTACGGTGATTCGTTATTCCTGCGCTTTTTGTTTGTTTTGTAAATTCATTATAAAATCTCCTTTAACCCGTGGGGCGGCGGGGTAATTCCGCCTCCAATATTGTCCACAGGACGTTAAACAGGAAAGGACGCATTATGGAAGAGAGTACCAACATGACAGAGCAGACCCAGGCTGAGAACATGGGGAATGAAACGGAAGTACAGGGAGCCGATCAGGCCGCTGCCGGATCAGGAAAGGAACCGAAGGTTTTTACCCAGGAAGAGGTAAACAGTTTTGTTCAGTCCAGAGTCAGCCGGTTGAAGGGCCAGATCAATAAGGAAGCCAGCGCAGAGTATAACCAGAAGCTTGCGGAGTTGCAGGCCAGGGAATCTAAACTGATGGTAAAAGAAGCCCTCAGTGACCGCAATATGCCGCGGGAACTGGCAGATATTATTACCTGTACCGATGAAAATGATTTAAATATGAAATTAGAAGCATTGCAGAAAATATATGGTGATAAAGCCAAAGAAGAGAAGCCCAAAGGCTTTGTGATGGTGGGGGCACGTCCGGCAGAAGGCAGCGGAAGTCTGCCGGTCGGTCCTGATCCGGTGCGCAGAGCCATGGGGCTTGAATGAAAGGAATGAGTAAATTATGGCAATTGATTTAGTAACACAATATCTTCCCTATGTGGACGAGCTGTTCACAACGGAAAGCAAGAAGTCGCTCCTGACGAATCAGGATTTATCATGGACAGGAGCACATACAGTAAAGGTCTATAAGGTCACAACGGCCAATATGAACGATTATGGCCGTACCGGTCCGGCAGCAGGTGAGTGGTCGAGATACGGCCAGGTACAGGGCTTAGACGCCACAACGGAGGAATTCACTTTAAAGAAGGACCGTTCTTTCACCTTTGCAGTTGATAAACTGGATAAGGACGAGACAGGCGGCACGCTGGCAGCAGCTTCCGCGCTTGCCCGACAGGTGCGGGAGGTTGTGATCCCTGAAGTGGATACCTATGTGTATGGCGTAATGGCTGCCGGAGCAGGCCATAAGCCCACGCCAGTAGCCCTTACAAAGACAAATATTTATGAGCAGCTCATCACGGCGAACAATACCCTTGACAATGCAGAAGTGCCAGAGACGGGACGCATTATCGTTGTCACGCCTGATGTCTACCTGCTGATGAAGCAGTGCAAGGATATCGTGATGGAAACCGACATCGGCAACGATTTGCGGCTGAAGGGCGTGATCTCGAACCTGGACGGTGCAAACGTCATTAAGGTTCCAAAGATGCGGCTGCCGGCTGACTTTGGTTTTATGATTGCCCATCCGGTGGCAACGGTGGCGCCGACGAAGCTTGAGGACTATAAGACCCATCAGGACCCGCCGGGAATCAGCGGGGAACTTGTGGAGGGCCGTATCTGCTATGATGCGTTCGTCCTGGAGAATAAAGCGAAAGCAATCTATTACCAGGCACAGCCAATGGCATAATGAAGGAAGCGCCCCGGACTTTCCCTTGTGGATTGCCTGGGGCGTTTCAATAGGTGAGAATATGGACAAGATAGACCGTTTGATTATGAAGGCTCAGCCAAGATGGGAGCCATGGCAGCGATTAGAGCAGGGTAACCCTTATATGGAAAAGACCTGTGAAGACCTACTGAATATGATGTGCCCTGATACACCGGGAGGCTATAGCGCGCCGCCGATGAGAACGCGAGAATGGGAGCGTTTTATATATGCGCTGCTTCATTCCTCAAGTACTGGAGGACTGGAAGAGATCAGCTATAGCGCGCTGGACCATCTTCCGCCATCGGAGATAAAGACGGATCAGCCGGCAGAGGAACCGGAAGCCGATAACAAGTTTATGACTGCCTATGAGCGATTGTACGGAAAGGAAGGTGGATAAGATGGCACAGATCAGACTAAAAACCCGGACGGCCACAGAGGTACGTCGGACGCTCTCCAGAGTGATGAATATGGTCGCAAATGGAGAGATGGATAATAAGACAGCCAATACCATCATATTAGGCTGCAACGCGGTGCTGTCTGCGATCCGGACCGATGAGCAGCAGCGGAAGATTGATGAATTGGAAAAGATACTGAGCGGGATTAAGTAGGGGAGGAATCGACACCATGACAAACGAACAGCTTGTAATCAGGATCAAGGCCGGGGAGAACGTGGCCGACAATATGGACCAGCTCTACAGCCAGACACGCCGTTTTATCCATTCGATTGCCTGGAAGTATCGGGACAGTGGGGAGATAGAGGACTTAGAACAGGAAGGATACCTTGCGTTGTATGACGCCATTGACGGCTACGATCCAGCCCATGAAGTAAAGTTCCTTACTTATGCGGAGTATTGGATCAGGCAGCGTATGCAGCGATATTTACAGATAAGTGGCTCCTGCATGCGGCTGCCGGTGCACTGCCGGGAGAAGGTGCGCCAGTACGAGCGGTTCGTATCGGAGTACGAGAGAGAACATGGAGAGAAGCCCACAGAATGGGAAGCAGCGGCCCATTTGGGCTTTACCCTCCAACAGGTCGAGGATATCCGGAAAAGCGCCTGTATGGCGAAAATGGGAAGTCTGGCCAGCCCCGTGAAGGGCCTGGACGGCGGGGAAGATGCGACGGTGGGCGAACTTGTGGCCGACCCTGCCGATCTGGAGGAGGAAGTACTCGACCGGGTGCAGAGAGAGCAACTTTGCTCCGTCCTTTGGGATTGTGTGGACAACCTAGAAGACCGACAGCCGGAAGTGATCCGCAAGAGATATCAGGAAGGGCGCACCATGGCGGCTATAGGGGAAGATTATGGCGTATCCATAGAAGCGATCAGGCAGACGGAAAGGAAGGCCCTACGGGCGCTCAGAGGCGGCAGGAACCGCAAGAAGCTGCTGCCGTTCATGGAGATATACGGAATGGTGATTACCGGGAACGGAGTGGGGAGATTCAACCGCACCTGGACGAGCAGCACGGAGCGGGCGGCTTTAAAGGATATGGAGTGGGAAGCGCAGTACCAGGAGCATGTCAGATGGTTGGAAGAGTACCGGGGAAAGTTGCGACGGTCGCAACAAAATGAGGGGGTTAATTAATAGCATTTATAGGCGAAATGTGGTACTAAAATGGAACTACAAATTTATTCAGACAGTGCAAAAGCAAACGCACGTTCGATAAAAAGACAGCTAAAACAATGAAAAACTGTAACTACAGAGAGAGAAAAAGCATCTGCCTATGGACATTGACGAGACCAACCTCACCCTGTCAGTAGCAAATATCCAGAACACTTTTGAGACAGAGCAGGCAATCCCGGAGAAAGATTCCTACCGTTTCTCTAAGCTTCACGCAGAGCTGACGGGATATTCTGGCCGGATCAGCAACGACGTGATAGCAGCGGCGAATTTCCTGGAAGCATTTGACGAGGAGATGGCCCGCATGGACGAGGCAGGAGTTCCGGAAGAGGGCAGAATGCTGTATGTGACTCCGGCCATGAATAAGATCATCAAAGAGGCAGAAGGGATTCAGCGGGTTATGACCGTGACGTCTCCTTCCACCATTAACCGGAATGTTCATAGTCTGGATAATGTGTCTATTAAGATGGTGCCGGCTGCCAGAATGAAGACAAAATATGACTTTACAGCAGGCTGTGTGGCGGCTGCCGATGCGAAACAGATCAACTGGATCCTGATTCATACATCCTGTGTTGTCTGCCGGGATAGGTACAGCTATATTAAGCTGTTTACTCCGGGAACTGACAGCAGGACAGCGGACGGTTATCTGTACCAGAACCGTAACTTTGGCGATCTGTTCCTGCTGGAGAAAAAGGTAGAAGGCTGCGCCATGAATGTGGCAGCCGGAGCGTAAGGAGGAACTGAGATGAGAGCAGTTAAAGGAAACAGGGAGTATATGATTGATGAATCCCAGCAGAAGTTTTATCAGGATGGTGGTCTTGATATCCTGGGAGACGATGGGATTGTTATTGCATATGGCCGAGGCAAGACGGTACCATATGATGAGCATGTGAAGGCCGTCAAAGAAATCGAACGTCTCCGGGAACTGGCGGCAGAGAGGAATACTGAGATTGAGACTTTGAAGGCGGAGATCGCAGAGCTTAAGGCAGGCAAACAGGAAACAAAGGCACCGGGTAAGAAGGCTGGTGAATAGTATGGCCTATGAACCATATGTCACATCAGAATATTACTTTAACGAGTACCACGGTACAATCCTGAAGGAATGCGCTGAAATCAATCAGATTCTCCGGCAGGCCAGCCGGCATATTGATTCCCTGACTTGCAACCGAATTGTAGGCCGGGGAATTTCCTGTTTAACACCATTTCAGCAGGAAACAATCAGAGAAGTGGTCTGTCAGCAGGCTGATTTTGAATATGAGAATGCCGACGAAATCAGCACGATCCTGTCCAGTTACAGTCTAAATGGAGCATCTGTCCAGTTTGGGCAAAGTTGGAACGTCTACACAGACAAGGGTGTGGCGATGAAGCGCGATACATACGCCCTGTTGTCTCAGACGGGCTTGTGCTGCCGGTTAGCGAGGTGAGGTTATGAAATATCCATGTTTAGTACCTAAAAAGCTTTGCAAGGTAGATATACACGTTCATTTGGAGTCTGAAGACGTGAATAACCATGGCGAGCCGGAGCAGGTAATTGATCTGGATCTGAAATGTAATTTTCAGGACAGGGCAAAGACGATACTGACCACGGAAAAGAAACTGATCCAGATCACCGGCACGGCCATGTTCCCAGGTGATATTGCCCCTGATTTCCCGACCTTAAGCGGCGGCACTGTGACGGTGTTCGGCCAGGAGCGGCGGATCGAGCAGGGAATGAAGGCCAGGAATCCGGACGGTACCGTTAATTTCTGCCAGCTGGAGGTGATCTGATGCAGGTAAAGTCATCGGTGAAGATGAACTTCCCGCGAATTAAACAGCTGACACAGGCGGCGGTCACCGCGCTGGAAATAACGGCGGAGGCGCTACATACAGAGGTAGTACAGGCGCAGGTTATGCCATTTGACAGCGGCCATCTGGAAGAAGATGCATCGTTCGTAGATTACAGTGAGTCCAGGCATGGGAGAGCGAGGCTGGTTTCCAGTACGCCATATGCCCGCCGGCTTTACTATCATCCGGAATATGATTACCAAACAGATGAGAATCCGTTTGCTGGCGGAGAATGGTATGCGCCGTGGCTGAAAGGCGGAAAGCAGGAAGACTTTGCAAAGAAGGCCTTCAAGCAATTTTATAAGAGAGTAGGTGGTGTATGATGTTGACTCTGGATAATATCCGCGGTTACATTGCAAGCCTGGGAATCGCTGACGACAACAATGTCTATATCAGTAAGCTGAACGGCAAGAAGGAGCATTCAATCGGCGTGTACCATCGAAAAGACAGCGGTCCGCCTGTGATGGCTCTGGGTGGCTACGAATACAGCAGCTACGATATCCGGCGCCTCTCCCTTCTGATCCACTGGGATAAGAGCGTGCAGGCATCAGAACAGGCCGCCTACGAGTTATACGAGAAACTTAAAAATGTATCCAGCCTGTCCATAGGGGATACGCCCATTCACTGTATTATCCTTCAGGTCCCGGAGCCGATTGATGTGGGGACTGATGATAAGGGCGTGTACGAATATGTGATATGGCTGGATTTTGTATATCAGAGAAAGTGAGGAATGAGATATGCCAGAAGCAGCAAGAGTATTTCCGGTACATAATAATAAATTTAAGTTTGGAACGAAAGGATTAGAAAGCGCAGACGCAGATATGGTAATGCCGAAGGATTTAACCAATTTTGCACCAGCCATCGACAATACAACAGATGAGTGGTACGCAATGGACGCGGAGGGCTGGGCAAAAAGTGCAGTTGTTGGGAAGAAACTTAGCTTTTCCTTCCAGGGAAAGAGAAGTGTCGGAGATATGGGGAATGACTACATAGCTGGTTTGTTCATGGCTATGGGCAGCGATGCAATGACAAAGTTTGAATGGGAAATGGTATCTGGCGCAAAGCTGGCGTTTGATTGTGTAATTAATGTAACAACACCGGGCGGCGGGGATACTGCGGCACTTGACGCGCTTGAATTTGAAGTAGTCTGTTACGGCAAGCCGGTTTTTACACCGGCAACGCCAGCAGCATAAGGAGGAATAAGAGATGGCAAAAGTAATTGATATTACGGAGAAACTGACATTTGACGAAAATCCGTCACTGAAGATTAAAGGAAAGGTACTGGAGGTCAACGCTGATGCTCCAACCATGCTTAAGGTTATGGGGCTAATGGGAGGAGGAAATCCCGGTCCCAAAGAGATTGTAGATATGTACGAGATAATGTTTCCGGAGAAATCCCGGAAAGAGATCGAGAAGATGAAACTGGGATTCGGAGATCTTATTACAGTGGTGGAAGCTGCAGTGGACCTGATTATAGGAGAGGAAAACAGCCAGGGGGAGCAGTGACCCGTACTACGATCTATTTGAAGACTGGGATCTGATCGTTTCCAGTTTTCTATCGCAGTACGGGCTGAGAATAAGGACAAAAGAATTTGAGTCGGTCAGCTGGGACGAGTTTAAGTCTCTCGTGGCCGGGATTGCGCCGGATACAGTTCTAGGACGCATCGTGGCAATCCGGTCAGAGACCGATAAAGATGTAATTAAGCATTTTACCACAGACCAGAAGCGTATCTACGATGAGTGGCATAAACGTCAGGCTGCACAGATGAGTCCGCAGTCTTACGACCAGCAGATGGAGTATCTGGAACGACAGATGGCCTTCCTGTGCGGAGGTGGTTGATATTGAGAAGATAAAAGCAGAAAGAGAAAAAGTGAAGTGCCCGTATTGCGGGTACCCGGTTAATGCAATCCGAAATCAGGACGCCAGATGCGAGGGCGTCTTTTTTAAATGCAAAAATAAGGATTGCAAACGGGAATTTGAATTAAGAATCTAAGACGCTGTGCCGATGTGCCTGTCTTACCAGAAGAGTAAAGGCAGGTGATAGTATGGCAGCTGAGAGCGTCGGACAGATTGGTCTTGACCTTACAGTAAATGATCGAAGTTTTAAGAAGCAGATGGCCGGTATTCAGGGCATGGCAAAGAAGGCAGGTGCCGCCCTGGCTGCCGCATTTGCGGTTAAGAAGATTATAGATTTTGGGGCTTCCTGTATTGAGTTGGGATCCGATCTTGCCGAGGTCCAGAACATTGTTGATGTCACATTCCCACGAATGTCGAAACAGGTAGATGAGTTTGCCCGGAATGCGGCAGGATCCTTTGGTCTGTCTGAGACGATGGCAAAGAAGTTTACGGGTACATTCGGAGCCATGGCAAAGGCCTTCGGGTTCAACGAGCAGGCAGCCTATGAGATGTCCACGGCCCTTACCGGTTTGGCCGGAGACGTGGCATCCTTCTACAATATCAGCCAGGACGAAGCCTATACAAAACTGAAATCGGTGTTCACGGGAGAGACGGAATCCCTGAAGGATCTGGGAATTGTCATGACCCAGAGCGCGCTTGACAGCTTTGCCCTGGCAAATGGATTTGGAAAGACAACCGCAAAGATGAGTGAGGCCGAAAAGGTTGCGCTGCGGTATAAGTTTGTTACGGAGCAGCTGACGACGGCTTCCGGTGACTTTATCCGGACATCGGACGGCTGGGCGAACCAGGTGCGTATCCTGCAGCTTCAGTTTGACAGCTTAAAGGCTACGATCGGCCAGGGGCTCATCAATGTACTGACTCCTGTCATCAAGGTTATTAACCTTATAATCAGCAAGCTGATGAGCCTGGCAAATGCCTTTAAGGCCTTCACGGAGATGATCACAGGCAAAAAATCCGGAGGCGGTGCAGCTGCGGCCACGGCTGGTATGGAAGCAATGGCAGATTCAGCAGACCAGGCAGGGGCAGCTGCCACAGGAGCCGGAGGAGCAGCAAAAAAAGCAGCAAAAGACATGAAAGGTGCTTCCACAGGGATTGATGAACTTAACATCCTTCAGGCGCCTGATAGCAGCGGATCCGGAGGAGATGCCGGATCGGGTGGCGGATATTCGGCTGATGAGTTCGACATGGGCGAAAACGATACTTCAGCCATCGATGACATGGACGGCAAGTATCAGGGACTTATTGATAAGGCCAGAGAGCTTGCAAGTCTCTTTAAAGGCGGATTTAACATTGCTTTCGGTAACACGGGAGTTTTAGACAGTATTCAGCAGTCCATCACTAATATTGGGCAGAGCCTAAAAGATATATTCCTGGATCCGGCTGTCGTTTCTGCGGCAGATGAGTTTCTAAATCAGTTTGTATTTAACCTGGGGAAAGTTGCCGGATCAGTGGCAAGCATTGGCGCATCAATTGCTGATAATCTACTGGGCGGGATCAGCCTATATTTAGAACAGAACAAGGAACGGCTAATCGAATTTATCGTAGCCATGTTCGACATTGGTTCCAGGATCTCTGAGATAAGTGGCCGATTTTCAACCGCGGCCGCTACGATATTCGAGGCTTTCCGAAGTGGCAGCGCGAAACAGATCACAGCCGACATTATTGGAATTTTTTCTGAAGGATTTATGGGTGTTACTGAACTGGCAGGCACGTTTGCGGCTGATTTATTGGACGTGCTTACTGGCCCGATTATAGATAACGCAGATTATATCAAATCAACGCTGGAAGATACTTTCAGTGCGATTGAACCGATATTTTCAACAATTAAGTCAGTGATCGAGGAAGCATTCACCAAAATAGGTAACGCATACAACGACCATGTAGCACCTATGCTCATGTCATTCAAAGAGGGATTTACTGAAATCACAACAAAGCTTCTGGATTCTTACAACCAGTATATTCTTCCGGTTCTTGAAAATCTGTCGAATAAATTTGATACCGTATGGAAGAGTTCTATTCAGCCCATGTTGGATGGATTTATTGATTTGTTCGGTAAAGTAGCTGATCTTGTCAAATCAGTATGGGAAGAGACACTTCAGCCGTTTTTGAGTGGTATTGCAGATGAATTTGGACCTTTAGTTGCACCGGTTATTCAAGGAATCGGAGACGCTTTTCTTAATGCATTTGCAGGACTTGCTGATCTGATAACTCCAATATTAGAAAAACTAGGGGATTTTGCAGACTGGTGCGGAAATAATCAGGGAACGGTTATTGGTATTACGGGAGCTATCGGAGGTTTTGGCCTTGCGCTAAAAGGAATTGAATTTATTTCTACGATTCAACAGGCAGGAGGACTGTCTCAGGCACTTTCGAATATGAAAGGATCCATAGATACAGTAAAAAATGCTTTTATGGCCTGTACAGTCGAAAAAATTAAAGATAAAGTGGAAACGCTGGCGCTTAATGCCATGTATGCGAAGGACTTTATTGTGAGCCTTGCAACAGGCACTGCGGAGCTTGTAAAGCAGGCTGCTCAATTTGCTTTAAACACAGCAGCAAAAGCAGCTGATGCGGTAGCGCAGGGAGTAATGACTGCGGCAACAGTAGCATGGAATGCTGTATGTACGGTTGCAACCACACTTACGACAGCATTAGGAGCAGCAATTGCATTCCTGACCAGTCCGATTGGTTTGGTAGTCCTGGCAATAACCGGTCTGGTTGCGGCCGGCGTTTTCTTATATAAACATTGGGACACTGTAAAAGAGTACGCAATCCAGATATGGGAGCTTATTAAAGATACAATTAGTGGTGCAATTGAAGCGGTAAAAACATTTGTAAGCGAGAAACTGGAGGCTATCAAGGAGACTTGGGAACGGATTTGGGGAGTAATTAAACAATTTACTTCCTCGGTCTGGGACGGAATCAAGAATGTTGTAAGTACTGCAATTAATGCAGTAAAGGCTGTCTTAGAAACAATTATAAATGTTATCACAGCCTATTGGGAGTTTAAATGGAATGTCATTAAGACATTTATCACCGTATTATGGACAGCTATTAAAACGCTTGCGGAGACTGTATTCCCAGCTATCCGCGACAAGCTGTCCGAAATCTGGGACAGTGTAAAGTCCACTATTGAAGAAAAGTGGAATGCCATCAAAGAATGGTTCGACGGAATCTGGCAGAAAATCAAGGACATCTTCAATCTTGACGAAATGCTGGAAGTCGGAAAAAACATCATGAACAAACTTTGGGAAGGCATGAGCAATATCTGGGAAGATGTAAAAAGCTGGCTGGGCGGCATTGCAGATTTTGTAGGAGGCGTCTGGGACGGTATTGTAGATGGTGCAAAGAATCTGTTCAAACGAGGAAAGGAAGAAGCTGAAGAGGAAAGCGACAGCGACAGTTCCGGACCAGGAGGTAATTCCGGTTATGTTGACAGCGGTCCGGGGGTAAAAGGCCATGCGACAGGAGGCTTCCCGAAATCAGGCCAAATGTTCGTAGCGAATGAAAGCGGCAATCCTGAAATGATTGGGGAGTGGGGTGGTAAGGCAGCGGTTGCCAATAATATGCAGATCACTCAGGGAATCTCTCAGGCGGTACAGGGCGGCATGAGAGCAGCCCTTACACCATTGGTTAATAGCATAAGGAGTATGACAAGTAATGCAACGCCACGTCTGGCAATGGTGGGATCATCGAGCCCTGGCTATGAAGACGCCGGGAGAGTACGGGATATGGTCGATAAGGCCGTAACAATGTCATCCGGATCGGATAGTATGAGTGAGCAGTATCTCTCTGTTATGATCGATCTGCTGAAAAAGATAATAGAGCTGATCGAGAACCTAGACTTGACTGTGAACATTGATATCCGCGAGATTAAAAAGAAACTGGTGGATCTGGAAAAACGGTCCGGATTCACCTTAAGAACAACGTAAAGGAGGCGGTACCATATGGCAGTCATTACAATCAACGGCCGGGAGTTTCCGTCTCCCGACATCGGGGGTAACTTAATTGTAGCAACCAATGTAAGCGACGGCAAAAATGCATTAGGTGAATTTATTGGTCAGAGAGTAGGCCGTGACCAGTACAAGTTTGAAAATCTCCAGTGGAAGTTTCTGCCGGCGGACACCTGGGCGGCCATACTGCAGGAGTTTGACCAGTTTGTGGTTACGGCCAAAATACCGGATATGGTACATAATCAAATGATGACAATACGGATGTATCCGGGAAATCGGACAGCAACCCCGGTGGAATTTGATACACATGGTCTTCCTACCATGTACAAAGACTGTAAAGTAAATCTGGTTGACTGCGGGGTGATGGAGTAATGCTGGCAGTAACAAGCCAATATAAGGAGCACATGAAGATTAAGGGGGATCTGCGGAACTGTACCTATCTCCGCGTCACCCTGGGGCTCATCAACCAGGAAGCCCAGGCAAAGGCATATGTTCCGAATCCTGAAAACTATACCTATTATTCCAATCTGACGATGCCGTTAGATAGTTATGCGGTTAAGGAACTGTATGCAGCCTGTGACCAGAATTATACAGCAGTGGATGGCAGCATGTATTTCCTGCCCCGGAACAAGGCGGATGTTGTGCTTAACCAGGGCATCGTATCAGACCAGCTGTTCGGAGATATCAAGATCCGGTTCCCGGTGGAATATAACATCAAGGGGCTGACTATCGATTTCGGCAGGGCCTTCCCTGTGGACTTTAAGATCGAGTCCGACAATAATGTAGTGGAAGTTACCGGGAATACCGACGGCCACTATGTATCAGATGCGGTGTTTCTGGGCGCTACATACCTGCGGTTCGTTCCGGTCAAAATGGCGGGCGGCCAGAGCCGGTTCCGGATCCACCAGCTGACCATCGGGCTGGGCTTAAACTTTGACAGCCGCCGGATTCTTTCCGCGACGAAGAAGGAATATATCAGTCCTATTATGGAGGAACTGCCGACGGTTGATTTCGACTTGACGGTTAATAATAAGGACCGGTCCTTTGACATTGAAAATGAAATGTCCTCCGTAAACTTCCTGGAGATCGGCCAGGAGGTACGGGTCCTTTACGGTCAGGAGATCCCTGACGGCACTGTGGAATGGCTGCCGGGCGCCACACTCCAACTGCGGCAGTGGTCAGCAGATGATGAGGAGATGAGTTTTTCCGCAACGGACCGGTTTGACGGTATGGACGGAACCTACTATAAAGGCATATACCTAGCCGAAGGGACCAGCCTGTACGATCTGGCCGTGGACGTGTTTGACGATGCCGGCGTGGATCCGCGGAGCTACTGGCTGGATTCTTATCTAAAGAAAGTACTTGTTAATAATCCACTTCCGGTGGTCAGTCATAAGGAGGCGCTGCAGCTGATCGCTAATGCCGGCCGGTGCGTCATGTATCAGGATCGGACTGGGAACATCGTCATGAAATCCAGCTTTCTGCCGGATATGGAGGCATCGTCTGACGACGAAACTTATTTCAGCCATGCAGGCCGCATACTGGACAGTACACCGAAAGATTCTTATGCACTGGCCGGACGGGACGAGGCAGATGTGAGGCCCACACAGTATTTCCTTCCGCGGCAGAAAGACGGGGCGGTATACCTTAACACCGGGTATGTCTCTGAGGCGGTGGCGGGCCTGCGAGGTTATTTTGAGATGAATCCCACCATAGAGATCCTGGCAGAAGCTGCTGTCAAGTGCTTTGGCATGACACTGGACTTTGGCAGGATCTATCCGGCGGAGATGGTCCTGCATACCTATAATGACGGCGTGCTCCAGGAAGACTTCGTGGTGACGGAATTATCAGAAGTCACAGCCATACACCATGAATTTCCCGAGTTTGACCGTCTGGTCATCGAGTTTACCAGACACAGCGCACCGGACGATCTGGACGGCAATTACACGCTTTGGTCGGATTACGATGACGCATGCCTGCTTGATGAGAATGGCGTGTACTTAAAGAAAGACGGGGAACCAGTCCCGCAGATGTCTGCCAACCAGATTGTACTGAATAACATCACGTTCGGAGACGGCACGGATTATAAGCTGGAATACGGCTGCGAACTGACAAAGACGCCGAAGGGGACACAACTGGCAAAAGTCAGGGAACTGCGGGTGGTACGGACCCTGTATAACCAGTCGGCAGAGGTGAAGGAACTGGCAAAGGAAACAGTATCCATCACGCCTCTGTATAACCGTTATATATTCTATTTCAGCAATGTCTCTTATGATCTTTCTGTGAGCATTACAGGGGCTCAGACAGGGCAGAAAGTGAGGATTGCAGAGTACAGCTCCTATTATGCTGTTGTGGAGGTCCTGGGGGTAAACGGGGCTGCAGAGATTGTCATAACCGGCAGGGAGTATGTGACCAGCCAGGCGAGGCTTTCAAGGCTGTTAAATCCAACCGGGACGGCAGAACAGTGGGAGAATCCTCTGGTATCTTCGGTGGATCATGCGCAGGATCTGGCGGAGTGGATCGGGGATTACATGAAATCTGACCGGGAGTATGACCTCCAGTACCGCGGTGAGCCCCGCATTGATGCGAATGATATCATGTTCCTGGAAAATAAATATGTGCCGGATATGGTAGTCAGGGCTTATGAACATACGCTGAAGTTTAATGGGGCATTATCCGGAACGATGAAGGCCAGACGGGATATGAGCTATGAGAAAGAAAGAGACAGGAGGAACTAACTTGCAGACAAGGAAACTGACGGAAGTACCCATTTCAGAATTCAGCAAAGAGACAAATTTTGTTGTAGAGATCGATGAGGAAATGAAGCGGGTACGGAGTTCTGATATCAGGCAGCTGGTAACCGATGAGAAGGACCGGGCGCAGACGGCAGAGAAAAATCTGGCGGACAGAATCGATGAAGAAACGACGCGTGCGGTAAAGTCGGAGAAGACTCTCACAGATAATCTAGCATCAGAGGTGACGCGTGCGAAAGCGGCGGAAAAGACGCTGGCTACGGATTTAGGAGTAGAATCATCCAGAGCGCAGGCGGCAGAGAAGACACTTACGGATAACCTGGCTTCGGAGGTGTCCCGCGCTAAGGGAGCGGAAAAGACGGTGACGGATAGTCTGGCTACTGAAACCACCAGAGCAAAGGCTGGGGAAAAGGCAAATGCAGATAACCTGTCTGCTGAGGTTATCAGGGCAAAAGCTGGAGAAAAGGCCGTGGCGGACAATCTGTCGGCAGAAGCAGCTAGGGCAAAGAAGAGGGAAGACGGGATAGCTGCAGATCTTGCCGCTGAGAATAACAGGGCGTTGAATGCCGAGAATGCGCTGGATGAAGATCTGGCTGTTGAGACGATACGTGCAAAGGCCGCAGAAAAGACCCTGACTGATAATCTGACGGCAGAAACAGCCAGGGCTGAGGCAAAAGAAACGGAGATCAGCGGGAATCTTTCTTCCGAGATTACGAGGGCGAAGGCGGCTGAAAAGACTTTGACCGATAACATTACGGCAGAAGTGACCAGGGCTAAGGGTGCGGAAAAGACGCTTACGGACAATTTGGCGGCAGAAGTAACACGATCGAAAGGGGCTGAAAAAACGCTCACAGATAACCTGTCGGCGGAAGTGACGCGGGCGAAGGCAGCGGAGAAGACCAATGCGGATGCCATTACTGCGGAAGCTTCCAGGGGGCAGGCGGCAGAAGGGGCAATCCGTGATACCGTCAATGCTCATCTTAATAATAAGAGTAATCCGCATGGAGTGACAAAGGCCCAGGCGGGACTAGGGAATGTTCCTAATGTGACCACGAATGACCAGACCCCGACCTTTACGCAGGCGGCCACCCTGGCAAACATCGCCAGCGGTGAGAAGCTTACTGTTATGCTGGGAAAGATCGCAAAGGCTCTGGCGGATTTTATTGCGCATAAGGCGGATATGGTCATTCATGTCACGGGAACAGAGCGAACAAACTGGAATGATGCTAACAGTAAGAAACATTCACACGGCAACAAGGCAGTGATCGATAAGATTACTCAGGCGTTACTGGATAACTGGAGCGCTGCTTACACGCATATCAGTGATGTGGTGAAACATATCACAGCGACTGAGAGAACGAACTGGAACGCGGCACATACACACACCAGTAATAAAAGTAATCCACATGGCGTTACAGCGGCTCAGGCAGGTGCGGCGCCGGTTTCCCACACGCACAGTTATCTGCCGCTGGCAGGCGGAACCATGGACGAGAATAAATCTGTAGGTATAAAAGCCAGAGCTACAGGAAATTCAGCACAGGGAATGTGGTTTTATAATTATGATGATAACAGATACGGTGGGATTGGTTCCATGGCGGATGAAGGGATTTGCAATAGAATTTTTATTGGTTTTGGAGACAGTCCATGGGACCAGGGCAGTTCACTTTACATTACTCCGCAAGATGTGTATTTTAAACAGAATAAGGTGTGGCACGCAGGTAATGGCGGAACGGGCTCAGGATTAGATGCTGATTTATTAGATGGCAATCATGCAACGGCTTTTGCTAAAGCGTCTCATACCCATACGAAAAACCAGATCACAGATATGCCGACTAAGGTGTCTCAATTTACAAATGATAAGGGATACATTACAGCTGCTGATATTGATACAAGCCAGAATCATGTTCATGCAAATAAGAGCGTGCTGGATAAGATAACACAAGCTCTACTGGATAACTGGAAAGCGGCATATAACCATGTAAGTGATACCGTGAAACACATCACGGCAGCAGAACGGACAAACTGGAATACAGTCACAAATAAGGTGGATAAAGTATCGGGAAAACAATTATCGACTAACGACTACACGGCTGCGGAAAAAACCAAACTGGCAGGGATTGCGGCGGGGGCAAATAATTTTGTGCATCTGACTACTCCTGGTAATAAGCATATACCAGCCGGTGGCTCCAGCGGACAGTTCCTTAAATGGTCAGCCGATGGTACCGCGGCATGGGCGGCAGATAATAATACCACTTACGCCACTTTCAAGGCGGCTACCGCCAGCGCTGCTGGTGGGGCAGGTTTAGTTCCGGCTCCCGCCGCAGGAGCACAGGCAAAGTATTTAAGGGCTGATGGAACATGGCAGACACCACCCAATACAACTTACAGTGCAGCAACACAATCCGCCAATGGCCTGATGAGTGCGGCTGATAAAAAGAAAAGTGATCGGAGAGGTACTGTTTATAATCACAGTCTCTCCACCGGCTGGACTGACACATCGCCACATACGCAGTCGACAATGTTAAATGGTATTACTTCTGCTGATAATATTCTTGTCAGTTTAAATATGCCGGATAATATGAATCTTAACGCCGACACCGAGAAAGCAATGCAGAAAGCGTTTTCGTTAATTAGTAATGTGACAACAGGTGACGGCTATATTACTTTTAAATGTATTTCTGGAAAGCCAGACATAGAGATGTTTCTATTGATAACTATTTTATAACGAAAGGAGATTCTATGGGACAAGGGTTAATCATGAGAACGGGTGGTGGAGGGGGTGGGAGTACTGATCTAAGCGCCGTCACTGCTGGAGCTGGTGACGTGCTGGCCGGAAAGGTAATTGTGGGACAAGATGGTAATACTGTAACTGGAATCATGGTAAATCAGGGTGCAAAAAAATCTAGTTTGCGTGCAGGTAGCAAATATGCTATACAAAAAGGTTTTCATAATGGAAGTGGTATAATAACAGCAGTGAGCCTGGAAAGTCAAACTCCGGCAACAGCAAAGCCAGATGATATATTATTTGGTAAGACAGCATGGGTTGATGGAGAGAAATTAGAAGGAAACATGCTCGGATATCGCAGATCAAATGAAGGCATTGAGGGTACAGGAACAATATATATTGGAGATATGCTAACGACAGGGAATATTTTTATAGAATTCACAGATAGCTTTTGGAATAAAAGTTTTGGATTCATATTATCACAGCAGAATGGTGGATTCTTTGACGATGAATACTCAATTTATAAAAATGGGCAGGAAGTTGTTAAAATCAGAGTCGTTACATCTTCTTATATCCCATCAAATATTATTGTAATAACGCCCAATTCTGACAATACTCTGGATCCTATAACATCTGCTGTTACATATGAAATGACATCAATATAGGTATGGAGGTATTGTCTATGTTTCAACAGCCCAAAACAAACTGGCAGCCCAGTGACTTCTTCAACATCACCGATTACAATCGCATAAAAGGCAATTTAAACGAAATCCGGTCACAGGCGCTTATCCTCTGGCCGGATTTTCCGTTTGAGGAGATGGGCGCCGACAAGACCTATCAGGATTACAGCTTTTACGCTGATGAGATCAACCGCTTCGAGGCGAATGTGGAGCATATCTGTAAGGGAACTTTTCCTTTTCAGGTAGGAAATAAGCGGACGTTTTATGAGAACACGCCCTTTATCGACTGGCAGGAACTCAACCGGATTGAAGAAGCGTGCCGGCTGCTCCATGACAGTTTCCAGTGTCAGGCTTCCGGAAAGAGGCAGCTTACATTTAAGTTAGGAGGAATGAAATTTTGAAAACAGACTGGAAAGATGATATTTTTGAGCGCCGAAGGTTCCGTATGGAGAACAACGGGGACGGCACGGTCACGCCGATCGACGTTACCAGCTACTCCCAGCAGGGGGACTTATTTGGTGCGAAAGAGCTCAATGAGATCGGTACAGAGATAAATACGTTAAGCAAAGAGGTAGCAGATGCAAAAAAATCTGTGAGTGATGGGAAAGCCGAGATAGCCGCCGCCATCACTCTGAAACGTGTAGCAACGGCGGCGACAGTGACCTTCCACCAGATGGCGGAGAATATCAAAAAGATTGTACTGGGATCCGGCAATGCGCAGCCCGTTGATGTCCTGCAGGGGAAGACAGCAACAAATGACAGCGGTGTGGAATTTGCGGGGACCATGCCGCGGATCGCAAGTGTGGATCCGGCAAAGTCAGTTGTTAAGTCAGGGACTGCTTTGTATGCCCGGATGAGTTACGGCGCCCATGTCGACAATGCATCATCAGGATATCCGGAGGTGAGTATCCCGCAGGCATCAGCTGCAGCGGCCGCAGGGGTCAATGGGGATTATATGCTGGACAGTTATAATCTACTCGGAGTACAGGGAAAGATTCAGTCCATGGCAGGCCAGACAGTGACACCGACAACCGCGCAGCAGACAGTGAACTGTGCATGGAAACGTATGACCGGAAATGTGGTGGTGCCAGGATTCTCCATGCCGCCGGCGAATGCAATCAAGAAGGGGTATGCGCTTAATATCTATGGGCAGAAAGTAATGGGAACTTTTGAGGGATATGTGGCGGGTCCGAATGATATTTACAAAGAGGGAGATGTCAATCCGAGTTATCCTATAAGATTATGGAATGGCCCTTCATATGAAGATGATGACGGAAATCATTATCAGGCAGTAACTCAGTTCCGTGCTAATACAATTTTTATAAAATCTTCATATAACAATCATTGGAGTAACGCTATTGTTTTGGACAATCCGATAAATATGACGCCGATTAATAACATTCATATTTCAATCAGAAGCGCTGATGGTATAGGCTCAAAGACTACTAAAGTAGCGTTTGGAGTCTATGATGGGGTAATGGGATCCGCTGATAGACCTGTGAAGGGATATGTCGATAGATTTACTGGCTATTCAACGTATAGAGATATAACAGTTAATGTAGAATCCCTAACAAGGAATCTTAATATTATATTTTGGGTGAGTTGCGATACCTTTGTTTCTTGGGAAGTAAACCATATATGGTTTGATTGATGTAAAGGAACAGTACATGCAATAAAGGAACCTCACAACGTGGAAAACTGCCGCAGATGGCCCGGGCCATAAGAATTGTGATCACGAATAACAGACAGGAGGTACTGTAAGGTGAGCGAAATAATACAGTACATAGGAACACATTGGGTGGAATGGTTTTTCGTAGCCGTCTCCACCTTCTTTGGATTTGGATACAGACAGCTTGCTAAAAGGCAGGAGGAAGAAAGTAAAAAGAATAAGGCTCTCCATGACGGTATGCAGGCCCTTTTACGGGATCGGATTATCCAGGCGTACAACCACTACCAGGACAAGGGATTCTGCCCGATCTATGGCAAGGAGAACGTGAAACGGATGTATGATGCCTACCATGAACTGGGTGGGAATGATGTGGCAACGGAACTGAAAGACAAGCTTATGAAGATGCCGGAGGAACCGGTGGAAAGAGAGGAATAACTATGTTTAAGAATTGTGTATTTAAAGCAGATGTAGATACGATCAAATGGGCGAAGGCGGCCACGAGAAGAGCAGTCAAAACCATGGCGCAGACCGCGGTCGCCACGATCGGCACAGCTGCCGTGCTGGGCGATGTAAATGTCCCAATGGTAATCAGCGCGTCGGTGCTGTCCGGAGTACTATCTATCCTTACCAGCGTGGCCGGGCTGCCGGAATTGGATAAGACTGCCTGAAAGGAGGTGGTCCGTATATCTCCCGGCCGGCGGGGCGAGTGCCGGAGCTGTTGCGAGATCGCAACGGTTGTAATATCACAACTTTTTATGGCCTGGGAGAGATCCTGGGCCTTTTTTGATTGGAGGTCAAATATGAGTAAAACATTGGACAAGCTTCTTGCTCTGGCAGAGAGCCAGATCGGTTATACCGAGAAGAATAACGATAAGGATTTAGATGCCGCCGTCGGCCCTACGGACGGTAATGGCAACCATACGAAGTACGCACGGGACTTAACTGCTATGGGCCTTCCTGGCTATTGTGGGGCCGCCTGGTGTGCGGTCTATCAGATGTGGCTGGAGGTTAAGACGGTGGGGAAGGAGCAGGCGCTTAAAACGCTCGGTCCGCAGTTCTATAACTGCTTCGCAGTCCGGGATCATGCCAAAGCCACAGGCAGATGGCTGGCGGCCGGAGCAACTCCTAAGCTCGGATACCGCGTAATCTTCCGCCAGAGCCATATCGCATTGGTCACCAGAGTGGCCGGCGGAAGAATCTATACCAACGAGGGAAATACCAGCAACGGGACCGCAGTGGTGCGAAACGGTGGCATGGTGTGCAATAAGTCTTATCCGCTGAAGGATAGTAGTATTCTGGGGTATGTTATGGTGGATTATCCGGAGGAGCCAGCGGAGCAGCCGAAGAGGTCAGGCTGGAGTCAGGAGGACAGCGGCTGGAAATTTTATAATGGCGACACCGGACAGCCTGTGCGTAATGCATGGTACAAGGACGGCCAGGACTGGTACTGGTTCGACGGCGCCGGCATGATGGTCCGTAATACGTGGTATCAATATAAGGACGCCTGGTACTATCTGGGGGACGATGGAGCCATGTGCAGAGGCCAGGTGACGGTTGATGGAAAGTGGTACATCATGGATAACGCGGGCCGTATGATCGTGGAGCCGGTGGTGTTGATGCCAGATCAAAATGGAGCGCTGCAGTATCCGGGGCTGGCTGGATAATAAAAAAGGGCGGTCCGAGTGGGCCGCCTTAATTATTTTTCGTATTTGTATCTATGTCAGTTCTTTTCGAGATGTATTCCTTCAGCACCATATTTATATACTGGCTGAAGGATCTATCATCATTATCTGCCATTTCAGTAATTTTCTCTATAATATCCGGATCCAAGGTAATACTGACTTTTGATTTTTTCGGCTTCATAGTTGTCTTCCTCCATATTTTACAATATAGCATTATATAGGACTCAATATTGTTAAATAGGATAAAGTATGATAAAGTAGTATTATATAAAGGCGAGGATTTTATGCTCAAGGGGGGATCAGATTATGAATGAGTTTAAGAAAATTGCAGAGAAGATGAGGGAGCGGGGAATTGTGACGAGAGTCCATTATGAGCTGATTGCGCTCCGTGTGCTGAAGGTGGCGGCAGTGCTGCTGATCGGCGCGGGGATTTTGCGGTTGATGGTAAAATAAACAGGCGGTTCTATGCGGAGCCGCCTATTGTCATAATTTTATTTTTATGCTATGTTATAAATAGATGGGGGAGCGGTGGCAAGCCCGCCCTCCCTTGTCTTTACGCTTAAGCCTATTCGGGCTTATTTTTTTGTGCCATTTCTCTAACTTCTTGAATTGCTTTTTTGACTTCCTCCATGTCGTTACATGCTGAGAATTTGTCTGCCACCAACGTAAGTAATATTTCCATCTGTTTATCTGTCATAATGTCTTCCATGTGTTCTCCTTCCTCCGATCTTGCCCCGGCGATTAGTTAAGATGTTCTTTAACTATCTTTATTATACACTAATTATAGGGTAAAACCAATACATGCTAGAAATATTTTATTTTTTCATCATCTGTTGGTATTACTTCTATTATATCCCCTGGTTGCAATCTACACATAATACAGATTTTATTTAACGTTTCTAGCGTGATCGACTTACCCTCTTTAATATTACTCATAGTTTGCTTTGGAAGCAGGTTATCATGTTGTAAACGCGTTTGATTGAAGCCTTGCTTTTTAAGGGCTTCGAATACGTCAATTTTATACCGGATCACTTTATCACCTCCCATTTAATAATAACACACTCAGTCTAAAAGTCAATAAAAAAATAATCTAAAATTAGGGTAAAATACTATTGAAAATAACCTAATAATAGGATGCAATACAATCATAAAGAACAGAAAATCAAACAGATCATACGAAAGGCGGTAGCTTATATGACATTTAAAGTAATAGTAACTTATAAGGTACATGATGGTTCAGTAATGACAAAAGAACTAACAGGAGTTGAAAAAGTTGAAAAGACATGGGAGAAAATCGGTGGTGATAATGTTGAGATCGTTAAGGTATACGAAAATTCTTGGCAATGGTATACATGGGCGGCCGCTGGAATTTTAAACATTAATATGATAGCAGAGCAATAA